CAAAACCACCAAAAGAGTTTGGAGTTGGGTTATATGACACCGCGACGGGCCAAGTTGTGACTGCGCCACCTACGAAATACCCGTCAGTCACCCCTCTTCCCATCGTGTTGTAACCGCCTCCGCCGGAGGAGGGATTTGATGCGTCCCAACCTGCACCTCCACCTGATGTCCACCCTCCCCTACCTCCCGGGTCGTCGGCACCGTCTGCGGCATTTGCCAGGACCCCATCTATCCCTGTCCGGTTGTTTCGACCGCCCGAATATCCCACCCCACCTCCCCCACCTGCGACTACGTATACATCAGAGGTAGTGCCTGCGGTGTAGCTTTGTTTGAATACAAAAGTGCCACCCCCACCCCCCGTGCCCAACTGCGGGGACCCAGTTTGATCTGTAGCCTGCTGTCCAACTACTATATGTATTTTCTGATTTTTTTGTAAGCTAAAGTCTCCCTCAATAATTGCACCTCTACCACCGTATTGCCCCGTCGAAGGGGACGAGTTGCGCCCTCCCGCTGCCCCCGCCGCTTTAATTCTGTACGTCGCCGTCTGCGGCACCGTCCAAAGTTGGTACCCAGTTGTAGTTCCTTGGGTAAAATACGAAGAGTTTGGGGCCCAAGGTGCTGGATGGTAGCTCCGGTACGACGGAAATGATCGCCCATATCGACCGTCAAGCCAGGTGGCCGGTCGGCCCGGCCCAAATGTATGGGAAGTAAAAGGGTAGAGCGCGGTGGAGACCGCGACCGCGAACGACCTGTCCGCGGTCGATCCAGTCACATTATCCGTAATCCTAACTGTTAAGGTTGAGGAAGTGTTCCCCGTAGCGGTACCACTATAAGTCGCCGGAGAAGATGAAACAGAACCTAAACTGAGACCACTCAAACCTCCACTTACGATACTGAATGTTACACCAGTCCCACCCACTTCATCTGTAGCGACAAGTGAAAAACTTTTAGATACCCCCGACGCAAACGCCATGGCTGAACTCGCCGCCGGTGAAGTCCATGAGACACCTCCACTGAATCCGATAGTTTGGGTACTGGTCGCCGTGGTACCAGTACCACCTGTGACTCTAACTTTATAGGGTCGATTTGCGAGTTGTCCACTGCTGAGTGACGCACCCGTTGCCGCAAGTTTGAAAGTAATGCTTGTCGCGCTCGCAACCGCTGCAGAGTCCACATTGTAAAGTGTGCTTCCATCCGCACCAAGTACTTGTATATTATTTCCACTCACCATTGAAGAAGTGAAATTTGTACCAGTAACAGTGATGGTCTGTGAGTCAACCGCACCAACTGTCAAATTATTTGGTGAGACACCTGTGATTGTGGGTACTAGAATAGTAATCGTAGGGGTGTCAAGGGTCGAAGAGAGACCCGAACCACCTGTGACTTTAACTTTAAAAGGTTTTTGCGCTACATCATAGCCATCAGTCGCCCCGCTCGCACCCATTTTGAATGTGGCACTCAATCCACTCACATACGTCGTACTGAAAACACTATATTCGGTACCATCAGCACCTACGAGTTTGATAGATAAATTCGGATCAAAACCTGTTCCTGTGAGGGTGAATACCTGTGTCGCCGTATCTCCACCAGCAACACTAGTAGGAGAAATACCTGTGACCACAGGTGGTGAGGCGATACTGTTCCATCCCAGCGCAGTGTACGATTCCATATACCCAGTTGTAGTGTTATAACGGATCATACCAACAGTTCCGGTGGCAGGTCTCTCCGATGTAGTCCCAGATGGAAGTTTTATAGTACCTGTTCCTATGAATTCAGCTCCACCTGATACGATGAGTTCAGCCTTTGGTGAGATGGTCACACTACCACCCATACCACTGTGTGCTGTACAGTAATAGTAAAGTGTTGTAGGAGTGCTTGTAGAGACAACAAATGTTCGTGTCTGGTCATCCGCGTACGTACCAGTAGTTGTTATACCTGTTGAGTATGCAGAACCACCACCATGTGAACCATTATTTGTAGTAGAGAATTCAAATGGGTGTCCTGAAAGAGTCGAACTTGATAGATCGAATATATAGGTCTGATTTTGGTGTAGTACCAATGATGCTTGGAGGTACCCATCGATATAGTATTTATTAGCACCACTGGCATCAGATACTGTAACGACGTATGTCTTTGTCGTACCCATTGTCATAGCGTTGCTCACACTGGACGTGGGACATGTAAGAGTTCCTGGAAATGTTGTATTATTGGTCATCTGTTATAACTCTACAATTTTTTTAGCAGTCTGGAACGCTCCTAAAAAAATGATGTTTGAAAAATGTTAGAAAATGATTAGTAGCCGAATGTAGCTAGTGCGTCACCATTATGGGCAATTGCATGTACTCCACCTCCTGAAGTTGGGGACATATATTCAACAAAAACATGGACATTACCAGAAACCGTCATAGCTCCTGAAGTGTATAGCGCAACAGTATTAGCTGTAGTGGTTACATTTGACGCCCATGGTGTAGCATTGTCAGTTGTACCAAAAATATTTTGACTACCCACTGAAATTACATTACTACCAGAGTTGATACTCCCCGCTTGGGAACCACCATTTACATCGAGTAATATTGTACTCACATGCTCATTTCTATCAACAAGGGTAGCTGTAATTTTTGCGTGGAATATATTGGAAGTAAAGTGGATATTTGTTGTGGGAGATACACTCGCAGGCATACTATTTGATAGACTGTATGTCTTTCGTGCCAGACCCCCGGTGTTTGTAATGAGACCCCCTGTGACATAGGCACGTTCCCCGACGTATACATCCTTCGCAATACCGACACCACCAGCTGCCTTGAGAGCACCTGTAGTTGATGATGTCGCCTCCGTCGTGTCGGTTAGGGTCACCACACCCGAGGCTGATAAGGTAGTAACAGCTGCTGCATTAGACCCAGCTAGAGTACCATATACATTAGTCCCTGAGATGGTAGCACCCTTTACCATACCAGAGGCAGTTAGGGTAGTCACAGCTGCTGTATTAGCCCCAGCTAGGGTACCGTATACATTGGTCCCTGAGATGGTAGCACCCTTTACCATACCGGAGGCAGTTAGGGTAGTAACAGCTGCTGTATTAGCTCCAGCTAGGGTACCATATACATTGGTCCCTGAAATAGTAGCACCCTTTACCATAGCAGAAGCGGTTAGGGTAGTCACTGCTGCTGTATTAGCCCCAGCTAGAGTACCATATACATTAGTCCCTGAAATGGTAGCACCCTTCACCATACCAGAGGCTGTTAGGGTAGTTACAGCTGCTGTATTAGCCCCAGCTAGGGTACCATATACATTGGTCCCTGAAATAGTAGCACCCTTTACCATGCCAGATGCAGTTAGGGTAGTCACAGCTGCTGTATTAGCCCCAGCCAGAGTACCATATACGTTAGTCCCCGAGATGGTAGCACCCTTCACCATACCAGAGGCTGTTAGGGTAGTCACAGCTGCTGTATTAGCCCCAGCCAGAGTACCATATACATTGGTCCCTGAAATAGTAGCACCCTTTACCATAGCAGAAGCGGTTAGGGTAGTCACTGCTGCTGTATTAGCCCCAGCTAGGGTACCATATACATTGGTCCCCGAAATAGTAGCACCCTTTACCATAGCAGAGGCAGTAACACTAGTCGCCGTGACATCTTCGAAACTGGCATGTTGACCAACAATCTTTTTCGCAATACCCATACCACCCGCAACAATGAGTGCACCTGTTGTTGTTGTAGTGGCATCGGTTGTAGAACCCACATAAACATTACCAACCGCATGAAGATTTGCATCGGGTGAGTCAGTATCTAAACCAATCCTACTCGTAGAGGCGTCAACATATAGAGTGTTGGTATTTACATAGAAATCACCACCACTCGTAATTCTGGCTTTTTCAGTGTTATTTATTTTGAAACTAACATTTTGACCAGACTTCGCATTAATATGTGTTGTACCAGCAGCTGATTGTTTAAGTGCATAGTTTGTTGTAGTGTTATTGTCAACATGTGCAAAAGAAGCATGGTCACTTTGACCCATAAAACCTATCGCGGAACGTCCAATATATGAGGTTTCATCCGCATCATATCCCGCATAAATATTACTCGTATGAATGTTAGCAGCTACACCGAGACCACCAGCAACAATCAGAGCACCCGTAGTTTTAGACGAAGAGACGGTTGTATCTGTGATATTGACATCACCAGCAACTTGAAGCTTTGAAGTTGGATCCGCCTCTGCAATACCAATATTTCCATTTGATTTAAAAACCATATAATTATCCCCATTTATGGCATCATTTTGATCTTGGTGTGCAATTTTTAAAGAATCCGTGATGGCATTTTGAGCTATTCTCCAACCATACCGTGTTGATTCGGTTAATTTAATACCAGATTCGGTTACGGGAGAACCACCAGATCCGGATCTAAGACGTATGAACGCATCATGGTCACCACTTACTGCTGCTATATCTAAAAGTTCACTCGGAGTCTTAGTGCCAATTCCCACGTTCGAAGTCAATGTATTTACAAATAGATTTGCAGTACCAACTTCAAGATTTGATGATATGTGTGCGTTTGAACCAACATTTAGATTTTTTTGAGTACTGATACCACCCACAACCTTTAGGGCACCCGTTGTTGCTGAGTCTGAAGTAGTATTATCTAGAATGACTACACTATTCGAGACAACGTCTTCCACGAAGACATTTTTACCATGAATATTCTTAGCAACGCCTAGACCACCAGTGACAATTAGGGCACCAGTGGTTTTAGAAGTGGCATCTGTGGCTGAGATTACCTTAGCGACAGCCCCAACATTTAGGTTTCCTTGTGTACTGATACCACCCACAACCTTTAGAGCACCTGTAGTCGCTGAGGATGACGTAGTATTGTCAGTTATAGTGACACTATCAGCCTCAACATCTTCAAAATTGGCGTGTAAAGCATGAATATTCTTCGAAATACCTACACCACCAGCTACAATTAGGGCGCCAGTGCCTCGAGAAGTGGCATCTGTGGTTGAGAGTGTCCCGATTCTTCCCCCGCTAGTGACTGTTCCCTCAACGTTCAAGTTTTCTTGTGTACTGATACCACCCACAACCTTTAGGGCGCCAGTGGTTACTGAAGTGGATGTAGTGTTATCAGTGATAGTGACACTATCAGCTTCGACATCCTCAAGGTTGGCGTGTGTGGCGTGAATATCACCCACAACACCCAAACCACCACCTATGGTCACCGCACCGGTGGTTTTAGATGAAGATGCAGTTGTACTCGTAACTCCTAGAGTACCATTTATATTAACTGCGATTGCGTTTGATGTATTCATAATAACTGGAGAATTATTAGCACTACTGAGAGTATGACCAATTTCAAGGTTGGATGTAGAGAAATCATAAATCACAGCGACATTACCTTTATTCCCACTTGTTAAGGGATTATTCATAAGTATACCGGTGTCCAAACCAGTTGTATTACCCTTACCAAGTTCAATTATAGGATCTTGAACTACAAGATTGTTTGCATTAATAACTGTTGTATTTCCTGTAACGACTAAATTACCGGTTAATGTGAGGTTACCACAATGAACGTTTCCGGCTACACCTAAACCACCAGCAACCTTGAGAGCACCAGTTGTTTGATTGTAAGATAATGTAGTGTCTGTAATGTCTACACTATCAGCTTCTACATCTTCAAAATTAGCGTTTAAAGCATGAATATTCTTAGAAATACCCACACCACCAGTGACAATTAGGGCACCAGTGGTTTTAGAAGATGCATCTGTAGCGGATAACACCTTAGCAACAGCTCCAACATTCAGGTTTTCTTGAGTACTGATACCACCCACAACTTGGAGGGCACCCGTAGTAGCCGAAGTTGAAGTAGTAGTACCACCAACATTCAGGTTTTCTTGAGTACTGATACCACCCACAACCTTTAGGGCACCAGTGGTTGCGGAGGATGAAGTAGTTGTATCTAAAATGACTACGCTATTTGAGACGACATCTTCAACGAAAACATTCTTACCGTGAATATTTTTAGAAATACCTATACCACCAGTGACAATTAGGGCACCAGTGGTTTTAGAAGTAGAATCAGTTGCAGATAATACTTTTGTGACGGCCCCAACATTTAAGTTTTCTTCGGTACTGATACCACCGGCAACTTTAAGGGCACCAGTTGTAGCAGAGGTTGAAGTCGTAGTATCAGTGATACCAACTCCACCAGAAACGACTAAAACATTTGTACCATAATCATCGACGTAAAGATTCGAACCGACACTCAAAGTATGAGAAGCTAAAGAATTGGATATACCTACATTACCAGAAGTAACAAATGCAACTGTATTATTATAAAAAATCATAGAATTAGCTGTAACATTACCTTGTCTTGTTGCACCTTGAAGACTCACATCGGTTATGAGACTTGATGCGGGTTCTCCGGACTCTACCAGTTCTTTTGTATTGGTGTTATACATCATGAGAACAACTTCGGGTTTAGATTGATAATCTTCGTCATTACGAACAGGTGCAATATAAAGAGACCCACCTTGTGATGCATCAATCGCAGTATTACTCGCATTTAGAACGATCGTGTTTTCACCCTGGTCTTCTTGGGCATGTTTACCAAACCTAATTTTGGTTGACCTCTCAACGGTCGGTAAGGTCTTGACCATTTAGTATAAGGTTGTATTTTAATTTGCATAAAGTAAACCAGCCATTCCATTTTCGACTCTCAAGATATTATAATTTACTGCATAAATAGGGTCGTTAATGTTCATAGACTCACTCATGATAGTAGCTGACGATACACGACTGAAATTTAGGGTTCCTGTGGGCTGTAAGCTGGAGGTTGAGAGGCAGAAACAATAAAGAAAGAAATCTGGAGAAGTTACGAAGTTTGTGTGATAATAACTCGTGACGTCTATAAAATGTGGTTTACCCCATTTGTAGTTACTTACATCGAGACCGTTAATGTTTAATTTAACTTTGTTTGTGGGAGATGTGAGGGCGCCATCTGTTGTTGTATCCGATGATGCTAAATATTTTACTGGATGATTAAACGTAAGTTCTTGAACTAAAGTACCCGAAGCAACATTTTTTTGGACTTGTGTTATGAGGAGATCATGTTTTCTAGATGCAACCTGACCACGCTCCTCATTGTCAAGGTAATAATAATTCGCGAAACATTCAACGTTATAATTTGAAGCTGCTGTAGCCCAATGGATCCTAATTTCAACATTATGATAGTTTAGGGCTACAAGGGGTAGAGCGCATTGCGGCCCCTCACAGAAAAAGAACCTGAGAGGGTAAAAAAACGAGCGCGCAGAAATACCCGGGTGTGTACCGTTCGCACTCCTAGATACATTTTGTGCAAATGTATCAATAGCAATCTTCTCTGTGAAAATTGCATCTTGGGTATCAATAACGGAACCACCTATTAAAAGCTCAACTTTATCGATAATGGTATCCCATCGTTGAATATCGAGGGCTTGGGTTTTGTCATCGAGTGTAAAATACACGTAACTGAGAAGATCACCAGATCTCTCAAATTGGATGCTAGACATAGAATTGTTTTTCACCGCTCCGTGGATGGTTTGTTTTTCAACGGATTGTGAAAAATTAGCATGGCGTTTGAATGTTGAACTGAAGAAAGATATTTCAGGATTACCCATGATATATTTATCCTGGGCACCTATAGCAATCAATTGAACAACACCGGCAGACATGGTAATACTAATTTAAGGGGAGAAAAATTACAGGTTGGGTTTTCTACAGACGAAACGAAGGACTAAAAAATTATTTTCAGCGGGATTTGGTGGTGTTATAAGAACACCACTTTGATTGCGAATACTGATAGTGAGACGATCAATTCTTCGAATAGGGTTTACGTATTGCACTGCAATTGGGTAATCATCTTTGAAACTTATTATACCAGTATCATCTGTAGTCACAATACTGGCAAAAGATTTTCGAAGCATACCTAACGATGCCTGACCTTCATAAACATTGGTAGCGCGATCATTAAATGTAGAATTCAACTCATCAATAGAAATGTAACAATGTTCACTTCCATTAGCTGGTGTGACTGTATTAATTCGAGCGGCTAGAAGTCGAGCCTGTACAACATTTTTTAGAGGCTGACTCAAAAAACACGTCCATGTGTTCGCACTAGTCTGATTAAGAGTATCAATTGTGATGGTATGATATTCATAGTTTAGATCGGGAATCATATCAGTTGGCGATGTAATCAGGGCCATTTATTATTAGCTTAGATTAAAGATCCACCAATTCCATCCACGATATCATATCCGGCATGATCACCTACAAGTTTTTGGGCACCACAAAGACCACCTGGGGTAAGACCAACCGAGTAAGGGCTGTCCTCCTTGCCTGAACCAGCGGTACATTCAAGGTCGGGCTTGAGGTCGAAGAGAGATTCTTCACTGACAGGTGTAATGGTAATTGGCCTGGGCTGATAATTCGCGGTCTTCACAGTCATAACAGACAGAACGAAGATGAGGGTCATCAAAACCGCGATGGCCATGAGAGCATTGCGATCACTCTTGTTGAGGTTAAGATTAAACATTTATAATAGACATAGATTTTTTTAAAGTGCGTTAAAGAGATTTTCTTAGTTTCTAATTAGACAGTAGATGGACGAAGAAATCGTACTCGATAGGGGTCAAACGACTGTGATGAAATTAGATGCTGATGAACAGGCCCTGATGGATGAGATTCAAATTTCTGCACCACGATCAAAACCTGTACCTCGACCCACAAGGCCTATGCAAAGACCTCAACAATCTTTTCAGGGTCAGGAGGCTATGGATGCTTTTGTGAATCCCAATAAACAAAGTACCCCAGCTCAGCCTCAACAGGATGAGGAAATTGATTATGGTGAGGATGAACCAATGATGTTCGATGATGATGAACCTATGGGCCCAGGTCCTAGTGATCAGGGTGAGCAACCCTCAAAGGGGTACACTTCAATTGACGAAGAGAAGTCGGATCTTATTAATAAATTAGCTCGACTTGAGAAGAAGGGATTTGCAGTTAACAAAAGGTTGAACGCTTACTCGAATGTTGATGAACTCAGATCAGAGGTCAAGAGGATTACATACAGCATAGATGTTGAACAATCAGTTCGCTTCTCTCGCCGTATGTTGGTGGCCTGTGTAACCGGACTTGAATTTTTGAATAAGAGGTATAACCCATTTGAGATTCAACTTGAGGGTTGGTCTGAGTCTGTTATGGAGAATGTTGACGACTATGACGGAGTCTTTGAGGAATTGTATGTGAAATACAGATCTAAGGTCAGTGTTGCACCAGAGGTCAAGCTTATCATGATGCTCGGTGGCTCTGCGATGATGTTCCATCTGACCAATAGTATGTTCAAATCAGTGATGCCTAACATGAATGATGTTATGAAGCAGAATCCAGACCTGGTGAAGAATATGATGGCGGCGGTTCAGAACACTACCCGTGACACTAGTGGCCCCGCAGTTGATGCACCCGTGGGTGGTTCAGGACAGTACGAGATGCAGGGACCCGGACTTGATATTTCAAGCCTCATGGGTGGCATTTCGATGCCTCCCCCACCCCCAATGAATACCTCAATGGGACAAGGACCCTCAGCGCCTCAGCCTGTTGAGGAGGATGATGATCTCTCTGATATCATGTCCATCTCTGGTGATTCCACTGGAGGTGAGGTCAAGGAGGTCAATGTTGGTGCAGGGTCTAAACCCAAGAGAACTCGTCGAAAGAAGAAGACCGAAATAAATCTCTAAACTTATATAAATGATAGCGTATTGTCCGCTTGAGGAGCTCGAGCCTCCCGTTCGACAGCAAGAAGTTGTCGCTGAGGCCAAGGTCGAACCTGTAAAGCCTCAGGTCGGCCGCGAAGAAACTGAATTAAATTACGTCATCATGGCTTTCATTGTTGGCGTAGTAGCACTAGCCGTCTCTGATTCCATCAGGGCGTAAATGTTTAATCTACCGCGGGGTACCACTCTCCCTCGTAGTAAATTTAATATGAGAATCCAACCAATAATTCTGGACCACCGGTCGCATTGTCAAGAGCTGTAGTTGTATTTATAGCTCGTTTTGTAATTCTAGAAAGTCCACCATTAAGTCCACTGGTAAGTTCAACTGATAAATCGTATGCAAAGTTGCGTCCAGTATCCTTCTCTGTTGGTTGTATATTGATTCCTCTTGTACCAACCGATACAGTGGGACTCCATGGGTATAGGTTTGTAGCACCTATCACGGTCACCTGTCCCAGGGCTATATCGTACATAGAACCCGTTGTTCCATCATGTGTACCACCAGACACCTCGAGAATCATCGTACTTGTGTTGCGTACATCACTTGTTTCACGTAATACCGCTATGATTTTAGCATAAAATGTATTTGGTCTAAACACAAACTGTATATTCTGTCCATTACCGTTCGCGATTACATTAGAATGACTGTACTTCTTTGTCGCTACCTGGTCAGAGTTTGTGATGATACCGCCATTCACGTGGAGTGTTGTGTTAGCACTCGCACCATCCAAACCAAGTGGGAAACCACCAGTGCCCCCAAAAGTTAGGGAACCATTGATCTCTACATTACTGTTGATGAAGGTTGTATTTTTTGTTCCGGTTCTCAATGGGTTTATATATACATTACCGGTAGTATCCGCATAAATATTTGCACTCCCAGCCGATGTGGTGAGTTCGATAGTCGCGTTACTCGAGGGACTTTCCACACGAACCATACCATCGTAGAGATGAAGTTGTTTCTGTGGGTTTAGGGTACCCACCCCCACGTTACCCGCGTGTGTAATATGAACACCATCGGTTTCTGTACCGCTATTGGTACCACCAATTACGATACCGGAAAGTGAAGTAGCTGAATCCCTGAAAGCCTTCACATAACCACCGAAATTCTCAGTGGTATGAAGAAGAATTCCAGACTTTTTAGTGAATGTACCCGAACCTGGGTGAGGACTCTCAAGTTTTAGGAGTGTTTGGTCTGTTGTGTTTCCGTTGAAAATGTGTACATTCGAGTCTACAGTTGATGTACCTATACCAAGTCTACCAAGTTTGTCGAAACGGGCGAATTCTGAATCACTACTAGAACTAACCTCATGTACAAACGTAAGTACGCGGCGGTCACTACCGTCTTTAATACTTCTAATTTTGTTCACAGAGTCTCCCGTTTCGGGGTCAGTAGTCACGAATGCCATACCAGTCAATTTGAACGAACCACCACCACCGAACTCGATATCACCATTTACCACAAGTTTTGTGTTATCACCAGCAGTGTCCGCGGTTGAACGTTGTCCACCAATCACAACAACACCAGAACCAGGGATACACAATGGTACATTACCCGTAGCGTCTCCGGCATTAGCTAAAATAGTACTGAAAGACTGACCGGCGGATGTATAGGTTTGAAAAATGTGTTCCGCGGCAATGTGTCGAATTCTATCAGGACCCGACGTATTACCTGACCCGTCATTACCCTTGAATATTACAAGTTCATTTCTGCTCTGATCCGTATTATAACGTCTTTCTACAAGCCTCGTGTTGCCAAACAGGTCACCACTGAGACCCCCGAATGACACCTCATTACCCACGACTACATTACCCAATACATCTAGGGCACCCCGGGGTGAATCAGTGCCTAAACCTACATTCCCATTGGCACCATCTATGTATAGACCCACAGTTGTTGGGTCTTTATTGTTATCTGTATTTTGTGTGATTCTAAAATCGGAGTTTGTCCCAGATACACCTGTTGACCAACCCCTAGGATTAGAGCCCGCATTTGTTTGGATGTAAGAGGTAAATATATTACCTGTAAGTTGACGTGTTTGTGCCGCCAATATAGCATCACCTGAAGCTCCATCAAAGTTATGTACTAATAAACCATTTGTTGTGGGATTGGCTGCACCCGTAGCATGTATTTCTAAATGAGCAGTTGGGATAGTCGTACCAATACCCACTAGACCATCACTTCTAAGTGTTAGTACGTCAACCTCAGTTTCGTAATTTGTACTTGCCAAAAATATATCAAGTTGAGAATTAGCTGTACCACTCGAAACCGCTGTGTGTTTACCCATCTTGAACGTTGCTCTCACACCATCACTACTTGTAGTACCACCCTCTCTACAAAGCTCTAAAACCCTCTTAAAATCTGTTGTGTTTGCGATAGTTAACGCATTAGAAACGACGAGTGGAGTTCCAAGATGCTTGTACGTTCCATTATTGGTGATTTCATCGTTGATAAACACTGTACCCCCAGATGTGTGTAACCGTCCCTTTGGTGTAGCTGTGCCTATACCAACGTTTGAACTTTCAAGGATGGTTAATTTTGGTGTTCCCATTGTAGCAGTTTTACTCGCATAAATGTTGAGACCCTTACCCTCAGCTACAATATTCTCAATCTTGTTCTCACCTACCAAGTGGGATGAATACATACGAGAACTTGTGTTGGATGCCGACCCCCATGTATTACCATAAATAAAACCATCACCCAGAGTCGCGTGAACATTACCCGCGACGGTCAACTTTTCAGTGGGGTGGGTATTAGATATACCAACCCTCCCCACTGTATCAATACGCACTCTCTCAGTGTTTCGCGTTTTCATTTTGATGATTTGGTGTGTGTTTGAAGTACTCGCACCAAATATTTCGATTGAACTCACATTAGAGGCTGCCGAGCCGGATTTAAGAACAAGTGCATTTGATGTACCTGTTAAACCACCGTACCTATCGGCGTGTATCACAATGTTTGAGAACGAATGTATAGAGTTTGTGACAAGTTCAGTTGTAGCCGTATTACCTAAAACTGTTAAGGTATTTGCTGCTACCATATTTGCAAATACCTTCGCACCCACAGACAATGTATTTGTTGGTGCAACATTGGCAATACCCGAATGAGATGTGCCTGAACCCACCGTTCGAATTGAATTTGATTTAATATTTTCATTGAAAAGAATCGGTGCAGTAGCACTTGGATCGAAAGTTACTAAAGTTCCAATTCTCATACCACCCGAAACTACATTACCTGTCACCGCAACATTCCCGTCAGATACAAACACATTTGGTCCTGTATCATCAAAGTACACATTCGAGCCCACGGACAATGTAAATTTGGTTGATGTATTTGCCACACCCACATTACCATCAGCAAACATCTGTCCGTATACATGAAGATTGACCGTGTTAGATTGATCCACGTGAATTTTAGTATCACCCGGTGCCATTTGGGTTCGACCAAGAACGTATTCATTATTTGAAAATTGATATCCAAATACAAGATTCGCTCTACTTCCATCAGCACCCTCAGTCATGAGTAAAGCATTGTCGAATGGCGCATTTTTATTATTTGTGGATGCTTGTTGGATCACACAATTTGCAACAACTAAGTTGATAAGTGTTTGGTAAGTAGCAGACTCAGAAATGAACGCGTTACCATTCACATGGAGATTACCATTTATTGTTAAATGTCCTTGATCAATACACACATTACTGTCATAAAAAACAGCTACATTTGAACCAGGATCAAAATTTTCAGTTGTACCAACACTTAAATAATTATCAACCGATATATTTGTAGTATGTGTATTTCCCACAACCTTCAATACATTTGAACCCATTCTATCAATGACGAGTGTATCGTCAACATTTATAATATTTGAAACAAGAACATTCGTAGCCGAGACGTTACCTTTTAGCGTTACTAAGTGTTCATTTCCGCGATCAATAATAAATTCGTTATTTGGTCCAACCTGAAACTCGTTTGTAGCACTCGGTGCCGCAATACCAATCTTATCATTCACATACAAACGCTCGGTGCGAATACCCTTGGTAACGTCAAGAACGATATTCGTTGCTGTATCCTCTACGAAAATATTTGAACCTATAGAAATATTCTTTGTAGGATTTGTATTAGAAATAGCAAATTTTTCTGCTGTAATAACTTCAACATCGATCTCTTTTGTAATAATACTTTTTACGTCAGTAAGTACATCTTGCTCGACTGGGTCTGCGTCTAGACTGGTTACAAAAACCTGATCGAAACGAGCTGTCCTACCCATCTATACCTTAATTACCGAATAAAATTCCAGCTAAACCATCCTTGATTCTTAGAACATTATAGTTTACTGCATATATACTTAACTCCTGATTACTTGGTCTAAGATTACCCTTCTCCACACCCCGTAATACAAGTTTAGCATTATCGAGACGGCTAAAGTTGCATGTACCTGATGGATTATAGTCCGATGCATTTAGACAGAAGTGATACACGAAGTACCTTGTGTTGAAAAGTACATTGGTTTCACTGACAAAATCACTCGCACCGTACGATGATTTGTAATAATTTTGTACTGTGTGAAAATAATTTGGAGACATATGTTCAAGGATTGGGGTCCCATTGATTTGAATATCACCACTTAAAAATGTGAAACGATCGTTCGCAAAATCATCACTTAATGCACCAAAACCAAAAAAGATGGATTTGACTGGATGATTAAACGATGAAATATCAAATGTGTTATCACCACCACCTGCAGTATTATCAGCAACAGTCTCCAATGGAAGATTTATTTGTTGTGTTTGTGTGATGACAAAGTCGAGACTTCGACCCACGAGAGATTCTCGTTCTTCTTTATCTAGGTAAATATAGTTGCCGTATACATTAATTCGTTTTTGTGCATCTGTAAGATTTAGAACTGAATCATTATAATACGTGTCATCGAAATTGATTTTGATTTCAACTTGGTGATGTTGTAAAGCTACAAGGGGTAAAAATGCTTTATGATCACAAAAGAAGAAGTGAAGTGGGAGAAATGCTGGATTGGATTTAGAAACTTTGTTACTCAATTCTTGTGTTTTCGTCCATGTGTCAGCCATATAATTATGCCATATATCAGAGTAATAATCAAAATGTTGAGAGTCTATTTTTTGACCCCCTATGTAAAGCTCGATGGTGGAATTGTAAAAAAGATTGGAAGACATATTTACAGCATCGACACCAACTTTCTCAAACCAAATACCATTAATGATATCACCTAAAACCGGTATAGTAATTGAGTTGTCAGTTTGGGTGACTGATTTAATCAATTTTGGAGCCTGAGAAAAATTTGTATGTCTCGTAAACTTCATACGAAAAAAGGAATGACCTTCTTCACTGGTAAGATACACATCTTGAACTCCTTTAGAGACCAATTGTATTAATGCACCCGACATTTAATAGATGTTTAGATTATAAAAACAGACACTTTCCCTGAGGGAAGGCACTCTTAGGTTCTTCTACATTTTTACCGTGTATGTTAAAACCACCTTGACGGTATATTTTCATTCGTTTATAATACATCGCTGTAAAGACAGACCATGGATCGTGAACATCATAGATGTGGGGTTCATTCTTTTTACCCTTCGTCTCTCTCATAATTCGACCAATACTTTGTGTAATATCAGATTTAGGAGAAGCTAGAATAACTGTATCTAGTGTGGGAATATCTAAACCTTCATGTGCTTGACTAAACGTAGCAAAAATAATCTTTTTCTTGGAAGACTCTTGAAGTTGAGCTTCTTTCATACCACCCATGTATAGACCAGACGTTTTAGGAAAACATTGGTGAAGAAATTCACAATGAAAACGACGATCACTGAGTACTAGAAGTTGACGGGTACCTGCTGATGCTTTTTTTACTAATTCTACCAACATCTTATTTCTAGCCCTATCTTCAACAAGTTCTGTAATCATATTTGGCATTGAAATTTTACCATTTCGCATAGAGGGTGGTGGATTCTTATAGTTTGGGGAATCAAAGACGACGGGAAATACCTCAACCTGTCCTTGATTTTTTCGTTCAACTGCAAAAAAGGTGGGTCCCATAAACCAATGAAGAACCTTTGTTAGACCATCTTTCCGTTCTGGAGTTGCGGAGAGACCATAGATATGTCGTGGACAAAGTTTAAACAGACTCTGACTAAAAACTTTAGCACAAATATGATGTGCTTCATCAACAATGACTGTACCTATACTTTCAAAATCTGAGAAACTGTATTCTTTTAGGGAAAGAGACTGAAGCATAGCGATGACAAAATCACAATTAACCTCCTTTTTATTTTGTTGAACAACCCCTATAGTGGCTCCCGGACAAAACTGTTGAATGCGTTCTCGCCATTGGTCTGCTAAAAATTGTTTATGTACGATAATCATTGTGCGATATCCAAGTTTAGAAGCTATGGCCAGGGATACCGTCGTTTTGCCATAGCCACATGGTAAAGAAAGGACGCCATGCCCTGCTTTAATAGCTGCTCCGAATGCTTCATTTTGGTGTGTGGCATCCCGGAGTTGTCCTGCAAATCGTGTGTTAATTTTAGTTGGTTCTGGTCGCTTGTCATATTTAGGTTCTCCAAGTTTGGAAGTTCCATAGAATCTAGGAACGCAGACTCCACTCTTAGCTGGTTTGAAAACTTTGAAAGGCGGTGGAGGAAATCCAAAATCTCCATTCACGATGGGTCTTACCGTTAATTCTTTTTTAATTTCTTGGATTGGACCTGTATCTACAAGATACCCCGTTCTTGTCAGAGTTGTCATACTTATTTAAAGAGTATAAACTTTAAATACGTACAATGCCCGTCGTCCACATTGAAGATAATATTAAACAACTTACGATACAAATGGATGGAATGCGTGAAGAGCTTTTACGCTTTGAAGGTGTACTTCGAACATTTGAAGGGTTCAAGAAGGGTGGTCTCAGGACTATCACCCTCCCCACCGACCCCAATCAAACCGAGGAACTCGAGAGTATCCAAGAGAAGCCTGAGTAATTACCAACATTCCAAACCCCCTTGAAGTCTATTTCGACTTCAACATCATCACCCTTTATTAGAGACTGAATGGGACGTCCTTTGACGTTGCACATCACTCTCCTATAACGAAATGGTACCTTCACAGTAAGAATATTCCCATCGAGAGGATTATCAATATTTGTATTTGCAAGTAAGTGCCATTTATTTGTATGCATTCGTTCTATAATTTCCGAGACTTTAGCAGGAATTATATAACGGATATACTTTTTAGAATTGAAATCGTACATGGGTTCGTGAACTTTAGCCACAAACTTCATTGATCTCTATTACGATACACTAAAATTAAAACTATAAGCAACACAAGTATGAAAAGTAGGACTTGTGTGAGAAGTAGAGGTTTGAGTGGTTTTCTCGTGCCAAAACATTCATGACTTAGGGCTCTAGATACCTCAGTACCGGCTTCAATACTCGAGTATGGAGTTTCACGAGGAGACATCATACCACACATCGCAACTTTAGGGCATTTACCGAAGAATGGGAGTTGACCATGAAGACTGAGAACCCCAGAAGATTGAGAAAAGGACCATCTCTCCTCTTCTACCTCCCATTCTGCACCCCAACCAATTCGCATTTCAACCGGTTCGGGTAAACCAAGTTGTTTTACAACTTCTTCTTTTATGGTTTCAGGATTGGAGGTTAATATTTCTTCACTGAGGTCACATATGACACATGATATCGTATTGGTACCGAACAGAACTTTAGGTTGTAAGTTCCATTTAGTTTGAGTTGCTATTTCGAGATCGGTTTTCATGACTGGTGTTTCGTCATAGTCGATAAGAACATTTATAGCACCATATGTACTTCCTTGTAATTGTTTGGTAGCGTCAGGACCCCAATTATCACCTAAAAACTTCATAGCTGGACTGTTATCGAGACACAAAAAGAGCATTCCATCATCAATAGTTCTTTCATCTGAAAATGTAGCCACAAAGTCATCTTCACCATATTCAACATTCATCAATTCTGTACCAAAAATAAAATTAGCACCAGCGTTGATGAGTGCTTCTTCCATTGCATCACACATTACTTTACCTGACACCTTCTGTGTGCACATTTGTGAAAGTATGGTATGATCTAAATTTTTTACAAACTCGTACGCTGTCATGACATCCCATGTAACCCCATCCATGATAAGTGGCAAATGTTCGATATATTTTTCACCTTTCTCACTTAAAGGTCCTACTGCGTCTTTTAGAGATATACCCTTAAACTTTTGAGGTTGTGCAAGTACTCGAGAGAAAAGAGAAATGAGAGGTCCATAATCTTTTATACCTAAAGATTTGAAAGCAAAATCAAAATGACCCATACGTTCAACTGGTTGGAATATTTCATTCCAATCGATGTTCATTTCAGAAAATAGCGACTGTGTATTAACAAATGCTTTATCAAACACAATTCTATGTGCGTGAAGATCTCGAGTTTCTATGTCAGGTTCCCACCAAGAACCACCAGCTGATACCTTCCTATCATATATAGTGACGTCGTGGTCTCCTGATCTAAGTATTTCCCATGCGAGAGACATTCCTGTTGGACCTGCTCCGATGATATGAATCTTCATTCTATCTTTAGCTTATAGAAAAAATCCTAAGGGTAATGTAGGATATGTTGAGTATACTCAGTCAAGCCAATATGAAGGTGCCACCTGTCAAGTTGGCGCCAAATCAAAAGGTAAAAACATGGAAATTCGCAGCTAAATATTTATGGAAGGAACGTTTTACTGAGGATAAAGCTGAGCTTGGTCGATGGACTAGAGATGAACTCTTAGACCTTGGACCTACATTTGTAAAATTAGGACAGATAGCGTCCACACGAGGAGACCTCTATCCACCAGAATTTACCAAAGAACTTGAATCTCTCCAAGATAATGTACCACCATTTGACTTTAATCTCATGAAAGATGTTGTAAATAGAGATATATTCAAAGATTTTGAAGAGATTCCATTTAAATCAGCTAGTATCGGGCAGGTTCATAAAGCTACCTTAAAAAATGGTAAAAAAGTTGTTGTAAAATTGAAAAGACCAGGAATCCTAAATATAATGAAAACCGATACAAACAATGTTAAGAAGATATTGGACTTTATTCAGTCAATAGGTGTTGACACTGGTTCTAGTTCTAACTTTGTTCTCAATGATTCTATCGAGTATCTTCTTGGAGAGGCTGATTACAGGCAAGAAGTTGAAAATGCGATTAAGTTTAGAAGGAGTTTGAAAGGGATTGATTGGATAAAAGTTCCTTATGTGTATAAAAAGTATTGTACCGATGATATGATTGTAATGGAGTATGTAGAGGCTGATAAGATTACAGAGATCAAAAATAAGAGAATCAATAGGAAGAAGGTGTGTGAAGCATTAGTCAATTCATATGTGATTCAAACGATGGACAGTGGATTATTTCATGGTGATCCACATCCAGGTAATCTAGCTATTTCCAAAGATGGTAAATTGGTGTTTTATGATTTTGGTCTATTAATCGAGTTAGATGATGAGTTGAAGCAAGGTTTCTCCGACTTATTTGGGTGTATTATAAATCGAGATACAAAAGGAGTTGTTCAAATATTAATTAAACTGGGTGTCATTGTACCAACATCTTCAGACGTCAGTGATATTGAAGTATTTTTTGAAACTATCCTGGGGTATTTGGAAACTCTTGATGGTGGTGCTATCATGAACGATGAGCTGGCGGCCGAACTTGCAATGGAAAAACCATTTGTTGTACCAACAAGTTTTGTATATTTAGCGAAATCATTTTCCCTAATTGAGGGGATATGTCTTCAACTCGACCCAGATTTTGATTATTTCACATACCTAGAACCAATGATTCAAGAGCAGTTTTTAGAGTCTCTCGATATAAGTGAAATTATCATGAACACCACGGAAATTCCATCTAAAATTGGAAAAATAAATTCGACTGTTCTCGGCCTTGAGAGGTCGAGAGCAGCGATGAAAAGATCAATGATTAAAACACGACAGGAGATACGGATAGTTCAATACAGTGTGATATGTGCTTTATTAGCTGAGAGGTTTAACGGGACACCAATTGCTGCTCTACTCGTTGGAATTGCTATTTGGATTACTTTTCGTAAAGATCGATCTCTTTAGCGTTGCTCTTCTTCTTCTTAGTTTTTTTCTCCTCCTTCTTGATAACATCTTGATGTTCCTTGAACATTTCTTGGACTCGCTTGCGTTCGTCGCGTGCGATGTCACCAATCTTGTCCTTAATTTTGTCTACCTCAGTCTTTCGTTGTTTTTGGATTTTCTTGCCGATCTTTTTGAAGTCGTCAGTTTTGGCGAACCATGTGGGGGATGCAGTAATAGCGAACATAGTGTTTGTTGTATTTTAAGGACATTTAATTTTTAACCGTTTTAATTTTTCTAGAAACTCTCTTTTTTCACCTGGAGATTCAATTTCTTTACCAGAGTTTATAGCTTCAATTTCAGGTCCCGTCAACTGCATCGCGTTTACACGAAAGTCCATGAATGCCTCCATAGAGTGGGGTACTAGGGGTTGGACGAGTTCATAGATGGCTGTGGCATAGTCACGAATCTCCTTTTGAGCGTGGTGATCCATCCTCAATTGCAAGAAATGCATGAGATTGTGTAGGTCCATCTTCCATACGAAAGAGGTGTACGTAGATTGGGGGAGAACACCTCGCGCCTGTTCCCTACAAACACCCTTCTCGAGTAATTGCTCGTATAACCTGAACGCATGTTTGTACTGGTCAGAAAGAGCTTCGTTCAATTCACTGTCAAGTTCCACAACACCCTCTGATCCTTGATGATTTACAGCAGACTGTCCACGTAGGACTTCTGGCTCGTAATACTCTTCATCAACGATAGAATATCTCGCGGACATCTCATTCACGGATGCGGTTCGATGCCTAAGCCACTGACGAGCGATGTAAAGGGGAGCCTTGATACGAAACTTGAAAACAACGAGTTCTAGGGGGGAAGTATGCCAATTGCGGACAAGGTACCTAATAAGACCTCGATCACCACGAGTGGTCTTAGTACCCGTTTGATAACTCACACGAGCACCGTCAACTATGGCCTTATCCAGATTCTCTTGGGGCATATGGTCCACGAGTTCGACGAATCCATGATCTAACACTTTCTTCATTATAACAATATATCCGTTCTAATCTTTAATAATCACAACTATCATCCATTGGAACCTCTCCACAAAAATCGTACAACTCATAAAGTTTCTCTTGTGACTTTTCAATTTCAACTGTAGTATTATTCATGACATCGATTGCGTTATCAATGAGATCCAAAAATGAATCAAGTTGGTCGATTGCTACACGATGATGTTTCCTATTCGTTTTTGAAGAATGCGCTGCAGCCCTAAGATGTTTATTACTCTTGATGATCTTGTCGATGTTGGGTTTGGACTTGTTGGGGGTGGCGGACATTCGGATTGTGAGACTCATTGTGAATAATTATCCATTTATATCTTTAATCAGTTCACTTAGGTCTCGATAATACCTCTTTAGGTCTTTCATGAATCTTTTATTATTTTCTAGAACTTCACATTCAACTTTGTTTAAATAAATCCAAGCAAGATTTGATTTGGAATATTTTGTAGCTTTTTGGTTTTCATTTGGTCGTCGGGCCACCAACTTTGTAGACTTCTTCTTTTGTGAAGCGGGTAGGACCTCCCTCCTATTCACGAATGACAATGCCTGCATGACAGTATCTGCCAAGTCATCTTTCTTTTTAGATTTCACAAATGTATCAATCCAATGAGAATTTACTGAATTGCTACGAATAAAGTCTTCACACCTCTCTATGGAAACCTTCTTTCTCTTATTGTACTGTGCCTTACCTGGTCCAGCAACATCTGGGATTTTGTGTCGAGCATCATAAAGAATCGTTTCAGCTTTGGGGCACCTGATTATGAAGTATGCATGGAGGAAGTGCATAACAGATACCATCTTTTTGTTGCGATCTGGTTGTTTCTCAATAAGGATGGTCTTAGCATTTAGTACCCATGGCCTAGCATCAAGATGATCTCTCATAGAAACGTATACACCATCCCTGTGTTGAGGGGGTATACCATCCACATCCCACTCAACAACTAGGTTGTTTTTGTCTTCATCGAGAAGGCACATCGCCAAATTCTTTATACCAACATCGATACTAAGAATCATTAGTATAAAGACTTAATACCTCTTTAACTTAATGAAGTGTATCGCCCATCGAGGATACTCCATTGACCGTATCGATAACAGTATTGACGCGATTCAAGAAGCTGTTCATAGGTCCTATGACGGAGTTGAGATAGACGTACAACTTTGTGCATCCGGGGAAATTGTACTTTTTCACGATGTGTACGTGGGAGAACAATTCATAAGTGATTTATGTCTAAATGAATTGAAACAATTGGGGATTTGTTCACTCGAGGATGTATATGATCAAATCCCAAATATTTCCAAAACATTACTTCTTCTAGACATCAAAGGTGCCGATTTTAGAATCACTTCGGCACTCATAAATTTTTATAAAACTAGACCAACACGGAACGTCATTTTTTGTAGTTTCAATCGAAAGTTAATCCATAATCTCCCTATGGAATTTCAAAAAGGTTCCACCTTCGAAACAACATTTATTAATGACGAGTATGACATGTTAACGAGGGGTCTCACAGCGGTAGTCCTACATTGGACATGTTTAGATCATCACTTCATATCTTACTGTAAAATGAAAGATATCAAGGTGTACACGTATACACATAAAGAGGACAAAGAACTAGAATATATGTATAGGTTCAATGTCGATGCAATTATAACAAATGGATTTTAGAACTTATTCATACCCTTCCTACCCATATTTTGACCCGCGGGGGACAGGAACATGACAGCTAAACCTATGACAAGCACACACACACAGATAGTTGAGAATCCGGATGCAGCCATGGCACCTTGTTGGGAAGTACCGATGATACCACCAATACCACCTAGGACGGAATCCATTAATCCTGCGAGACCACCCTGCTTCTTAGTCGCAGAGGAATCAGCTTTGGCAGCCAAGGTGTTGAGTAATGTATTCCCCGAAATAGCCGTTTTAACCATTTTTGTAATAGATGTCGCAGCAACTTCGGCGACGATATCTTGGTCGACTTTGATGTCGGAATCGACACAGCTTCCTATATTCAGAACCGCCCCTTGAATGTTTACCTGTTCAGCAACGGTAGAATTGAGTGTCTCGTTTGTGATAGTATTCTTAATAAGGTTCTGAATCTCCATGTTCACCTCCGTCTTGATGTCCATGTTAGAATCACCTCCGACGAGTGCACCCAGTTCACTCCCCAATTCAGAGTTTTGTTCCAATGCGCTTGAAGCTGACGCTTCCATCTCGGTTGTGATTGCATTTTTTATATCTGATGTTTTCGCGTCGTCAAATTCCGAAGAAGACATTGTTTTAGCTGTAATCTTCTGACCCGTCTGAACACTGCACCCATCAAGATTTTGAATATTGAGTGTTAAATCCTGAATATTTGTACCGGAAGCGGTCGTTGTGGTAGCTGACTTGTTAATTTCAGTGTAAATACTTTCATTAATAGCTGACATGTTGAATGTATTTTCAATACTTTGACTCGTCGAAGGTGGGGGACCCATCACGAATTATATACATTCACCTGAGAAAAAAATGTCATACTATTTCAAATGAAACCAAACACCCGATTACGTTTGGAACAAGGATTATTCATTGTAGCCATTCTCCTCGTCGTGGGATTATTGGTCGGGGGACATTCACGAACCGAGAAATTAGCCCCGGTTAGGGGTTGGGCTGAACAAAAAGCTGTGATAGACTACATCAACTCTAAAGAGGATCTGAAACCTGTTGCATTTGTTGTAGCTAAACAGATCATAGATATTTCGGGGGACGATCAAGTATTGTTCAAACGGGTTATACTTTTAGCACAGGAAAACAAGAAGGATGAAATTATTCAAATTGTAAACGATATGTAATTTCAAAAAAAATATGTATCTAGAGTAAGAGTGGAATGTCGCCACCAGGTCCACCACCACCACCAGCACCCAGTTGTGCACATAGTGGGACTGTACAGGGTGGGATATGGATTCCTAATAACCCAGATATAATGTACTATGACCAACCACATACACACGAAACAAATGGTCCTCATAAATGTTCATACAGAAAAGACAGAATGAAATTAGGGAATCTGAAAAGTAATCCAGGTGGTGGTAAATATACTGCGATGGTAAATAGACTTTGTGGATTTACAGAAAATTTAACTTTTCAATTACCTGGTAATGATGGGATGTGTGCTGAACAGGGTGCTGCTGTTGCTATAGCAAAAGCGTATTGTGGTACAGGTGACAATATCATAAGTCAGACGTCTGTGTGTAATGCCGCTATTCTACCAGGCAAAGAAGGAACATATCGGGCGCTTCTGGAAACATATTGTACGGCGAATAATGGTAACATAAAGGATTCTAGTCACGCATGTTCTACTATAAAAACATATAATTCGGCGTTATATAACACAATATCTGAAGCGTTTTGTGAAGCTAACCCAAACGATTCATTTTGTTCGTGTTATAATGTGCTTAAGGATAAATGTGATCCAACTAAGAAATCTGGTGTAGCTGGATGTTCGGATACTAGCGCATACGTAGATCTTCGAAACGCAACACCTGATGATTTCAAAAGTGTTTGGGACGGTCAGCGAAAGTGTGGTTCTATTTGTGCCGGTGCTAACAAATATATACCCCCAAATAATACGGCGGGGTGTAAAACGACAATTCAGATTTGTGCACAAAATATTAACGTGGAAACTGCATCGGGAAGTGATATTCAAGCTAAATGTGAACTGAATGCGAACGAAGGTTCGTCGAGTGGAGGCGGGGGTGGAGATGGAGGTGGAGACACCGAACAAGAAACCATAACCATACCACGGAGTGTTGAAGAAGTTCGTTCATTCCTCCCCACAAGTATCGATGACTTGAGAACAAGTAAGAAAAAACAAGTAGGTGTAACCACAGTGGGTGGTAGTTCGATGAGTATGATATGTTGTGTAATTCTACTCATAGTAGCCACAACCATGGGGGCTGGACCAGTCGCGCGACGTTTCAGGTAAACTTTTTCATTTTAAATAAAATCTCCCTTTATTCTAAATGAAACTCAATTTCAATAAAATTAAACTGAACCAAATTGTTCTCGTTTTGGCTCTGGTCCTCGTGACCGTCTGGATAGTCAGGAGAACCCAGATTCGTATTGAACTGAACGAAGGTGCGAAGTCTGAGGCTCTCATGTATGCCGAGAGTACCGATGATCCCAACCCTTTCATCCTCTATGGAATGGTCAAGAAACAAACCGACGATGAAGAGAAGCAGAAGAAGGCTCTAACCCTCGCGACCCAAAAGAACTACGGTGAACTCAAGGAATTTCTGGCGACCATCTAAAAAAAATATAAACTAACATCAGTAGACGCCTATGGTATGCATGGCTAAAGTACAAAACTGGAATGGTTCATCGCCTGTCTCCGGCCCGAATAATTTTCAGGGTGGATCAGGTAACAAATCATTCGGCACTCCACATAGTCACGGGGTTGGGGGGATGCAAGTGACTGTATCTGGGTGTGGTGATAAACATCAAGTCATATTTTCCGAGTATGACATGAATAAACACGGTGGGCAAAATACAATGGTATTTCAAGATGGTACCTGGTGGTTTCATCACTTATATGGGCGAAGCTCAGTCGCTACAATTAATGAAGTACCACTCAGTACCAAAGCTGTTGGGTATCAAAATATTTATTGGTTATCTGACTATGGCGTAAAAAATGGTATGCATCAATTATTTCATGGAAGTTGGCAACTAGCACAAGACCAATGGTATAATCAGTCTCAATTATGCCCAAACGGTGGTGAAGTGTGGCCTATGGGTATGCATAACGAACATGGTGGAAATCACAACAAAGGACATAGGTACGCGTGTGTATACCCTAAAAATGCACAGACATTGAGAGGGGTTGACCAAGCTACAATAGGTAAGTTAAATCGCCCGATGTACGAAGATATGGTTACTCGTTATTGCGCGGATTCCAATAACGTATTTGAACGTCCGGGTACACAGTCATGTTTGGAAAGAAGTGCTGGGGTAGCTATAGCAAAGCAGTATTGTGGGGTTAGTAACAGGATTCATAGTGATTCAAATTGTACGAAAGAAAATTTGACTGAAGCGGGTTATAATTCGGTAGCTGCCGCATACTGTGAGGCTAATCCAAATGATTCATTTTGTTCATGCTACAATGTGCTGAATGATAAATGCGATCCAACATCGAAAACTGGTCCAGCTGGATGTTCGGATACAGGTTCATACGTAGACCTTAGAAATGCAACACCAGACGATTTCAAAAGTGTTTGGGATGGTCAAAGAAAATGTGGCTCTGTTTGTGCCGGAGCTAACAAATATATACCTGCCAATAATCAAGCGGGGTGTAAAACAACAATCCAAATTTGTAAACAAGACATTGATGTGGGTAGTATGAGTGAGTCTGATATTAAAGCTTCATGTGAATTGAATGCGGGTGATGGTTCGTCGGTTGGAGGCGGAGGTGGAGGCGGAGGTGGAGGTGGAGGTGGAGGTGGAGGTGGAGGTGGAGGCGGAGGCGGAGAAGAAGTCGTATCCCTCACTGATTTTAGAACTAATCCTAAGTCGTACATCCCAAATAGTATAGAAGGTTTGAAGACGAGTAGAAAACAACAACTTGGTATCGGTGGTGTCGGTGGTGTAGTTATGATGATGTGTTGTTGTATGCTCATGTTACTTCTCTTAAGTTCTGGTGGACCAGCCGCGAGACGGTTCAGTAGATAAAAAATATTTATCCTCTCATAAAATTTCTAATGTTATGATAAGATAGATGAGTTGTAAACTCAAACTATGGCAGCACGGGGTTGGTCAAGCCGGTGACGGGAATGAGGAGTTCACAGAAAGTCGAGGTGTTACTCATAATGACCATGCCTCGGCGTATAGCACAGAGGGTGATTGTTCAAATACATCATGGGGTGTATTTTTTCATAACCCCCCTGAACAGGGTAGTGGTATAATTATTGGTAAGGGGGATGCCGCTGGTGGCCCTTTATGGAATACACACGGTGAGGGCAAGCAAAGTTTAAATCATCGATTCTATAAAATTGATGATGAGATAAGTTTCGTGAAAAAGATTGAATTACCTGAATTACCGGAAGGTGCTATCGTTGAAGATATGGATATTTATGGAAGAAGAGCTGATAGAATGGGACAATGGGGACACTACCCATTTGTTGATGGAACAGACTTGAGTAACCCAAATCATTCTCAACAACTTCTAGTACACGAAGGTGTAGGAGGTTCACCAGAAATTAAAGGGGTGCCATGTCCGGGTGCTGCTGCGGGGTATGCTATACCAATAGGGCATAGAACGTATCGATGTGTGTATACGAATAGTAATCAAATCCAAATGCTTTACTCAGGACTTTCCACCAATCCGTCCGACCCTCGTCGTGACTTGTACGGTAGAGTTGTCTCTAAGTTTTGTGATGACAATGAAAATATATCAGCGGGTGTTGGTGGTGGTCTTACATGTGAAGACATGGGAGCTAGTAGGGAAACGTGGTGTTCTCAAGGTGAACGGATTAAGTCTGAACCGAGTTGTACGGAAGCAATTGTAGGTGAAGATGTGTACCATCGAATTGCTTCGGCTTATTGTCAGGCAAATCCGGGCGATGAATGGTGTATATGCTACAATTTATCACAAGGTGTATGTCTCAATGATATGGAAGCTGCTGGTTGTAAACATGCGTATGGAGTTTTGGATAAGAATAAGGATGCACTTGGTCCTGCAGTTGAAATTTCTAGAGCAAAGCAGGATGTAGACGCAGGTGTTGAAGGTGCCGAAGCAGAGCTAGCAAGACTCGAAGCTCAAAGTGGATATCAAATTTTGAGAGATAATGTACACTGTAGACCTGATGCGTGTGAAAGAGGTTATAAACCCCTGAATGTAAAAGGTTCGTGTGCGGCATCTTACAGTATTTGTGATGAGGACATGGATATTCGGAATTTAAAAAACCAGGAAATAGTTGTGAGATGTAATACCGGTATCCCATTTAAACTGCCATCATGGTGGAATGATCCGATTGAATATACACGTAAACGTAAAAAACCATATGATAGGTTTCCTCTCAATAAAACACCTATGACCCATTGGCCTAAAAAGTTTAGATGGAGAAGTAAAAATGTTAAATATCATGTATATAGTGCCGGAGGTGTGAGTGTTACGTCATGTTTATGTTGCATCATATTTATGATTCTCATGAGAACTATGTCTAAACGTAGATAGACTTAAAGAGAAAATAATCCTTAAACGTATGTGGTGTTGGTGGTGTTGTCATCCTTTCGAGGGTACACCCCTAAATATGCCTGTAAAGTATGACGACCGTCGAAAAACATTTAATACAACTGGCAACTTTTGTTCTTGGAGTTGTATGAAAACGTATGCGCTAGACAAATATGGGTGTGGCAAGGGTAGTATGATAACTTCAAATATGGTCATGATGAGACGAAGAATGTATGAAAAACAGGCATTGGATCGGGTTGTCCCTGCTCCATGGAGATATAGACTAAAGGTGTTTGGTGGAGACATGACAATAGAAGAATTTAGAAGTAATCAAACAGTCGACAAAAATGACCCTAAACCGGTGAACGCGAAAATAGTAGTCGATAATATTATACCCTTCGTTTCAAACACAAGGAAAATGGATGAAATCAAGAATTCTACTTCTAATAACAATTCGCTAAAGCTAAAAAGGACTAAACCACTAAAAAGAAATCATAATAATTTAGAATCAGCATTGGGACTTATTATTACTCCCAAATCCTAAGTTTCTTTTTTGTTTAGCCGTTGGTATTGAAGGTGGTAAATTTTCAGTTTTTTTACTATGAACCCACTGTTCACCGTCGTGTGCGACCCAACATATATCATACCTCTCCATCGTCTTTCTACACAAGACACAAGGTAATGATATACCGTCACCGTACACAGTTTTTCGCCCTATTATCAAATGACCGTATTTTCTATGTACCCAATCGGAGAATTGATGAGGTTTGTGTCCCTTTCTAAGACATTCTCTATACATTTGTCGAATGAGTTGTCGCTCTGCACACATGTGATTCGTACTTTCTATGGAAGGTCCTCTTGACATTGAACCTATTACCGTACAATACTTCATACTTGACAATTCAAACAAGTTGCTCCGTCGTATACAAAATCACAATTTGGACACTCACTTAGGACTTTAATCTTCTTTTTGGGTACAAGTCCTTTAGCAAAACGGTCGAGTTCCTTCACTGTATATATTCCGTACTGAATCATAACATCCAGAGACGGAAATCTCATTCTAAAATGATTACGTGTCGTTTTTTTATATTACTTATCGGCGCTGAGGCATGGGAGGCATTTAGCCACGGCTTTTTGCGCTTTCATCATATTAGCGAAACCATCAACCATGGGAGGGACCATAGTCTTAAGAACAACTTCAAATTCACTGTCCTTCTCACCGTCATCAATCTGTTCGATCAAGTGGTTGAGTACATTAATAACGAGCTTCTTCTTCTGGGGTCCAGGGAGTTTCTTAAACTTAACAGACTCCATCATAAGGCGACCTAACACAGGGGGGATATCCTCCTTCTGAAACCCGTCATCTAGGTATTCAGCCTTTAGCTCTTCAACTGTCCTGACGAGGCTTTGAGCATCAATTTTTCCCGCAAATTTTTGTAAAATAATATCCATATACTATAACTGAGAATGAATTTGAACGACATTATCGCGAGTGTCGCGATTGGTTTGGGTTTTGTTCAAATGTACGATAAACTTCAAAAGTCTGAAGAAGTTGGTGAAGAGTCTAGAGATGTTCTTATAATGGGTGTTACGACAACCGCTCTATGGTTAACGTACCAGTATAGGAAGTTCGGTCTTAACATGCTGACTATAAATACTTCCGTTGCACTAGCTGTACAAATATATGTACTTAATCGTATCGTAAAAAACAAAATGATTTGGTTTAAAGGATAAAATAATATGTTATCCAGAAATGAGCACTCTCATTCTTGCGTCTGTTAACAAGCCAGTTGTCAAAACGAATAAGATTTCTAACAAGACCAAATCTTCTTTCAAGTCTCCTATGCTCACACCTATTGAGCGCCCTAACGATTTCCTTGCGGTCGCTGAGCGTGTAAATGGGCGTGCTGCTATGATTGGTTTCACCTCCGCTGTCGTAGATGAGATCATGACTGGTAATTCACTCAGTACACAGTTCCATGATAACATTGGTCTATCTGTTGCGGTTGCGAGTTTGGCATTCCTTGGAACAGCATCTAATCCTAATGACGAGGGATACGTTCAGGGTTTTTGGAAGCCTGAGACTGAGCTTGTGAATGGTCGTCTAGCAATGGTTGGTATCGCATCTCTTCTTCTAACCGAATCTCTTCATCCCCACGTTCCACTTTTTTAGAGTGGTTTAAAGATACGAATCTTTTAGAATCTATAAAATGAGCACTCTCATTTGTTCGTCGATTAAGCCATCCTATCACGTGCATCGTCAGACAACTAAGCGTCGTACACGTGTCTCACCAATTACACGCTCTTCCCCCGTCGAAGAACAGCCCGTTCAGGATATTATAATCGAGTATGAGGAGGTCCCGAAATATCGATTCGCCGAGGTTCTCAATGGTCGCGCTGCTATGCAGGGTTTCCTTTGGGGTTCTATGAACTGGGCGATGACTGGTGACAACATCATTCAACAGGTTGAGGATCCAGTGTATGCGATGGCTGCGACTGGTGTAGTCATTACATTGGCACTCGCATCGGTGTTTACTGCCGAAGATTTCACCATCGATAAAATTGGGGCATTTACCCCCGAAGCCGAGCTCAAGAATGGTAGGTTGGCAATGCTCGGATTCACAACTCTATTGGGATTGAGTGCCATGTAACTCAAAAATTCAATCATATTAACTTTTTCTTCCATTGAAAATGTTCCTGCCCTAGGTAACACGTAGGACAAGAACATCATGAGAATGTATGTGTTTATAGCAATCGCTTTCATTTAAGCGATCTTGACCTTACCTGGTCGCAACATAAATAATCCACCCAAAAATGCGAGGAGGAAAATTACAAGGCTTACGGCACTGTAAGCCATTTTAGAGTCGTCCTTCTTAGCACTCTCACAAGTCCTGGCCCAGTTGAGTGCGGCGGAGCTACCGACGACACCCATGATACCGAAGAGGAGAACAATAATACCACTGAGCTTGCTACCCGCAGTCTTAGCCAATAGAAGTGTGCATGGAACTGTAAGGGCAATAGTGAGAGTGTACGACAAGAAGTTCTTGAGGTTCTCTTGGGTGGACTTACCCTCCTGTTCTGGGCATTTATTGAACATATCAATACCTAGGGCGGCAATGACGAGATAAAGGAATCCAAACATGAGGACTAAACCAATTTGACCATAGTTGATGGTGATACCAACTTCTTGAGCGGCGGTATTAGACACAGCTACACCGACTTTACTAGTTTGAAGAGCAGTACCGGCCGCACCCACCCTGGCACCCACGGCACCACCTGCGGCACCCATACCTGCTCGGGCGGCACCCATGGCACCACCAGCCTTCCCCGCCATAGCACTTAATGCAGCCATTTTAGACATTTTTATAATTACCTGAGATTTTATTTAAAGATGTAATTGATGTAAAGTATATGAAGCTCCCTGAAGTTCTGTTTGTTAAACATTGTCCAAATCTAGCACCTGAAAGAAAAACATTCCTTGAGCCATACTTGAAAGATCGTGTACCTATCAAAGATGTTAGATGGTTTGAAGATTACAATCATGACCATCCATTTGTTGAGTGGTTAAATGTGACTCACGAACTTCCATATGGGATGAAACTTACAAGTAATTTGGTAAAAACGCTTATGATGTATCAACAAATGATAGATGAAAATATCGAGTCAGCTTTATTTATGGACGATGATGTTGTATTTCACAAGGATTGGTTAGAATATTTTGAAAGTATTTCTGATGACATCAACAGTATTGGATTTCTAAATATGGGGGTCTCTTTCATGTATAATTTTAAACCTCAAATGGGTAAAGTGTATTCTATACCTAATAATGGTGGATGTGAGTGTTCTTGGGTTACACTAGACTTTGCTAAATATTTTATGAAGAATTTAAATATGAAACATGCATTGGATATTATTTGGTATGGAGTATTACATTCATTAGGACATCCACTTTTGTATCTCCCTGTCTGTCATCAAACATCAACAATTAAGAATAGTTCTACTTTAGAGCATGAGACACGAAGTTGTGGCAATTGGATAGAATATGTAAAAGGATACAAAGATTCTGAAAAAGTTCAACTAAATGAACTTTTAATAAAGTTTGAAGAATCTAGGGAAAGGAAAAAGAAATTGGAAGATAAATTCTTCGAAATATATGGCAAGCACGTTGATATAAAAAGTGTTAAATATATCAACGGTGATACACGAGACCATAGTTTAAATATTTTGGATTTCTAATTGAATATCATATGAACGTCTGAGCGTCCATAGACACCGGCACTATACCCAAATGTTGACAAGCTACACATGTCTTTATTACCCGCGGATACATATAAACTTTTACACTTGGATAATAAAAACCAATCTAGATAACACGCATAATTTATTTCTTTTGGTATGTTATGATTTTTTAGGATATCACATTCATATGTGAAAGCGATATCATGATCTAATGTAACGATTTTATCTGGATATTTGGTTTTGAGTATATTTTTCAATTCTTTACTGTCACTTGCTAAAAAAAACTTTTTGTCACTTTGTTTAATAATATCTTCAAATTTATCGAGTGCACTATCGGATGCAAAATAGGGTTTGTTTATATTACCGTTTTCATCCACACCATGATGACCTATACTCGCCGCATCCTTTGAATACGCACCACGTCTAATATGAATTCCTTGAGTCAATCCATGGTCATATTTTTCGATCAATTGTTTTAATTCTTCATTTGGTTTTACTATATCTTGTAAATTTGAATGAATAGTATTATAGGTAAATGAATTAATTGCAATTCGTTTTTCATATGCTTCTTCACCCTCATTATCTGTAAATTCTAAACCATGAAAATCTATACATTTAACGACGTCTAATAACTTTTTATGAACCCGTGGTTTATCAGTTTTATATACATAATCAGATAGAGATAGTGATATATTCCCCCATCCCGCAGAAGTTGTCAAGTAAAACGTCATTATTAATCATTACATAAACATCTTTAACCTTTTATCATATCCTCAATTAGAGAGTGAATATCATATTGTCTTGTCCAGCCAAGTTTTTCAATTTTAGATGGGTCCCCTACGAGTAAACCCGTAGTGTATGGTCTATAGAACTCTTTTGATACTTTTATGGCAACTTCTCCATTAATGGTTCCAATTTCATTTTCTTTTTCACCTGACCATACAATTTCATTACCCATACTTTTTGCAGCTATTTCAATAAAGTCTCTCACAGAGTAACTTGTACCTGTTGAGATTACATAATCATCCGCTTTGTCTTGTTGTAGTGCAACCCACATTGCTTTTACGTAATCTTTAGCATGTCCCCAATCTCTTCTAGATTCTAAGTTTCCAATTGAAAAGCATTTACCAGATTTAAGACCCTTTATGATTTTTTGTGTTACAAATTTGTCACTACGACGAGGGGATTCATGATTAAACATTATACCTGAAGATGCATATAATCCATACATTTCTCGGTAGTTCTTAATTAAATAATGAGCAGCTAATTTTGAAACACCGTATAGAGATTTAGGGTTGAATAGTGTACTTTCATTTTGTGGATTTTCAGGTGTATCCCCAAACATTTCAGAAGATGACGGTTGAAATATTTTACATTTGTTTTGCATACCGAGTTGTCTCACAGTTTCGAGAATATTTAGAATACTGAGAGTATTTACTTCGAATGTAAATTTAGGACAGTCAAAAGAAGTACCAGCATGACTTTGCGCTGCGAGATTATAAACCTCAATTTTATCAAAATCTTGACAATCTGATAGAATTTTAAATATACTTGACTGATCCAAAACATCCCCTTCATACAAAGAAACTTCACCCAAATGTGGTCGTAAATTACTAATCTCAATGGGGTATGTACTTCTACGAACTAGACATTTAACATGGTAGTCCTTTTCTAGAAGAAGTTCACACAGGTAAGAACCACCCTGTCCAGTTGCACCTGTAACAACTGCTACAGGACGCATTTAAAGAATAGAATGATTTTATCTTTAAATGCGTATTGAAGTATCGAAAGGTGAACTCATAGATAAGATCACGATTCTCGAAATTAAAGATGATCGCGTGAAGGATGAAGAAAAGCTCAAGAATATCCGTCATGAATTGGATGTACTTCTCAAATATGAATTTGAAACACCATTGAAGGAACGTTTAAAGGTTGTAAATAATTCACTTTGGGACTTTGAGGATGCGATTAGAAAATTGGAGGATGAGAGTGACTTCGGTGAAAAATTTATAAAGTTGGCTAGGAATATTTATAAATTCAACGACGAACGGGCAAGGATTAAAAAGTTAATAAATATAGAACAGGGATCTGATATTGTAGAGGAGAAGAGTTATTAAATAAATGTCCATACTTCATCACTAAAAACTGTTTTAACTGTACGTGGTCCATAGTACTTATGAGCAACATCCAAATGAAAGAAATTCTTCTTCGGGTTGCCAATGTTCATAAGTTCAATCATCCAGTTGTACGAGCTATTCATACAATGCACCTCATCAGCATTTTCAATAACACCTAAATATTCAAAAATGTTAGGTCGTTCACATTGAAAAAACTCTTGATTCTTGTCAGTCAGTTTAGAGTGTGGTTTATATACAAATTTATCAGTTTTTATGTCAATAACCCTGTCTCTAGCTGGGTCGTCATGAACAAAAATATAATTCTCCTTGTCGATTGTAAATTCTTTTGACTTATCTCGATCAACCTTAAACTTTGAATACATATACTTGGGATTGACACCTGCTTGAATATACACACCATGTGCCCAATTAGTCATAACACTACCTTGCCCCTGTGTCATGAATTTCCAACCATTATCATCAATCCCATATGTCGCAAGTGGGATTACATCACCCTTTACCTTCGACCATATTTCTGGAGCATTAGTATTATCTACGAGAATAAGTTCTACTTTATCCGCAATATCCCTATACATGAATCGAACACTTTCTTCATGACACCGTTTTACAAAAATTGCAACGTTATCTGTTTCTGCAAAATGTCTAACCATACCATTCAACATTATTTGGTCTCCAAGACCAAGATGATGCACTATAGTTTTCACCATTTAGTTTTAATGGCGTCAAAAACTTTAACCATCATATCTTTAGTGACAAATTGACTATTTCCAATGTATACTCCTCCGTAGTTTAATTTATTTGCATTTGGTACAGCGACTGAATCTTTCCACTTTTTTAGGAATGGATGTAAAAGAAGATTACCAGATACTATGGGACGATGTTCAATACCAAGTTCATCAAATATAGATTTCAGCTTTTCACGATCTTCGGGGTTTTTACAAACAAATGGGAATGAATAACTACTATTACCTGGATCGTTATAAGGGATGTAAAATAAGTTTGGATCTAGGTTGTTAACAAAATAATCGAAATTATCACGTCTTAATTTTATATTCTCATCTAATCTTTTTAGTTGTTCAAGTCCAATAACAGCATTAAGTTCTGTATTTCTAAAATTGTATCCATCTGTGAGAAATAGAAATGCTGGATCTATATCTGGGTTGTTTTCAATAGCCTCCTTATATAGATGTGGTGACAAAAGACGAGCCATACCATGACTTCTCTTAATTTTCATAAGTTCGTAAAGATCCTCATTATCTGTGCATATCATACCACCTTCAATTGTGGTCATATGATGTCCGTAATAAAAACTGAATGTAGATCCCAAACCTGTGCTCCCACGTTTCATACCATTAGGTGCTTTTACCCCATGAGATTCACAGATATCTTCGAGAAAAATGGCATTGGGATATTTTTTCTTAAGTTGTTCAACGGGTGAATTTAAACCAAGTAAATGGGTGATAAATACAATTCGAATATCCTCTTCGGGTAAAGTATCCATATCAAAGCTGTATGTTTCTAAATCCACGTCACAAAAAACTGGTTCTAGACCCAATTGAAACACTGGTGCAACGTTAGTTACCCATGTACATGCGGGTACAAGAACTTTTGATCCATCTGGGATTTGATATTTTTCTTTTATAGACGCCAAAAGTAAAAAGTTTGCACCACTACCAGATGTAACAAACAAAGAGTGTTTACAACCAAGCCATTTACTCCATGCGTCTTCAAATTCTTTTACCTTTGGACCACATGTATATCTATCAGACGTTGAAATGAAGTTAATGAGAGCCTGTTTATCAGACTCTGTAATAGCAGATTGCATCAAAGGCCACCACATTTATATGTAAGGTTAAGATTCTTTTAAGTGCTTAAAAACATAGCGTATAATACAAATAATGAAGTTGTCATACGCTATCACAGCCTGTAATGAGTCAAAGGAATTGTATGCTCTCATCTCCTTTTTGAAAAGTGTCAAAGATCCTGAAGATGAAATTAATGTTCTTCTCGACACACTTCATACAACTGAAACTATGAGATCTGTTCTTGGACATTTCAAGGATGATATTGTGCTTAATGAGCGCGATTTCTGTGGGAACTTTTCAGATCATCGTAATTTTCATCTAAAGAAATGTACGGGTGATTACATTTTTGTAGTTGATGCAGATGAAATGCCAAAGGAGAAACTTATTGTGGGACTGAAAAGTGCTATCAAGGAAAGTGGAGCGGATATGATTGCGATCCCGCGGGTGAACATTCACCCAGGTTTTACTGTTGAATGGTTGAATAAATACAAGTTCAACGTAAATGAGATGGATTGGATCAATTGGCCAGATTATCAAGGTCGTATATTTAAGAACGATCCTGAAAAAATCTACTATGGGAATAAGTTGCATGAGAATGTTTTAGGTCTTGAAAACCCTGTCTCACTTCAAGCTGATCCGACACTGGCTCTATGGCATATCAAGTCTGTTCATAAACAGGACAATCGTTGGGACACCTCCGGTGATTACAAATCCCCCGATGGTAAAGACTTTTATGATAGCTTAATCTAATTCTAAAAACTTTTTAATATCTTCTCTCGTTTTCTTTTGACGCCATCCAAGTGATTTCAGTTTATCTGCACATATGAAATATCTTTTATCATTGAACGGTCTATCTTCAACATATGTGATCCATTTATCATATTCTGTGGTTCCTAGGATTGTTTCTATGATAAGGTGTGTGACTTCAATTACTGTGAGTTCATCATCAGATGCGATGTTATAAATATCCCCTGCTGTACCCTTTTTCCATACGGTTTCAACGGCATCCACGACGTCTTCAACGTGCATGAATGCCCGTTTAATGTTTGCACAATTTTTCCCATGAATCGTACATTTTTTACCATCTTTTAAAAGTCTCTTGAACTTTGGTATAAGTTTTTCTGGATACTGATTGGGTCCGTATACATTATTACACCTAATAATCTTGATATTCATTCCAAATGACTCAATATATGAACGAACAATCATCTCAGCTGCAGCCTTTGATGCAGAGTAGGGGTTGGTGGGTCTAAGCACACCTTCTGCTTCTGTAAATGGTACATCAGTTTTAGACTCACCATATACTTCATCTGTACTGAAATGTATAAATTCTACATTTGGGATGTGACGTCTACACGCTTCAATGAGTACATGTGTAGCGTGTGTATTATCCATAGTGAATGAAAGAGCGTTTTCAAATGAATTATCTACATGACTTTGGGCTGCAAAATGAAATACAGCATCAAATGAGTATTTTTGGATAAGATGTTCTACAAGCTCTTTATTTCCTACATTTCCTTTTATAAACGTAGCAACACCTGGATTTACATTTTCAACATTTGAGCAGTAATCGAGTTTGTCTATATTTATAAAAGTTGTATCTGGATATCTTTGTTTCATAATATTTAAAAAGTTAGATGCAATAAATCCACAACCACCGGTTACTAATACATTATTGAACATCTTTACACCTTTAACTTAAGGTTGGCAAATCTTTTAAGCAAATTACACACATGATCAACATCTTCAATAGTCATACCATGATGGGCACCCAATAAAAACCCATCTTTCATGATACGATCCGCATTTTCAAAATCACCCAAATATTCCCTAAACGCTGGGTGTCTAGTAATATTACCAGCGAATGTAACCCGTGTCTGTACATCATTCTCCTCCATAAAGTTTACGAGTTCGAGACGGTCTGGGCATTGAAGAGGTATAGCAAGCCAATTAGGGCTTCGAGAATCATCTGGGAGAGTGTAATACGGGTGGTCAGCTAAATTTTTAATGTATCGTTCTACATTTTCTCTACGCTGTTTAAGAAATCCATCTAATTTGTCGAGTTGGACAATACCAAACGCTGCGTTCATTTCACACGCCTTCATATGGTATCCTGCTACACCGTAAAGAAATTTCCAGTCATATGGAATACCATCTACGGAGTGATTGAAGCGTTCACTAGGCTCTTCAATATTGTCTCCTATACGACCCCAATCACGAAACATTATAGCTCTCTTGAGATGCTCATCGTCGTTGAACATTACCATACCCCCAACACCCCCAGCTGTAATGACATGACTGGCGTAAAAACTTGTAGTACTGAGATCTGTAATTTCTGTGTGTGTGATAGTATCAGCTGAATCTTCGAAAAGAATAACATCGGGAAATGCTTCACGAATAGCTTTCCAATCTGGGACATTTCCGATAAGATTTGGGAGAATAATACACTTTGTATCTGGAGTAACGACCTTTTGAAGTTGTTCAACCGTTGGGACATAAGAGTCTATTCCCACATCACAAAACACAGGGTTTAAACCGAGTTGCATGAGAGGTGCTACAGTTGTAGAAAACCCACACGCAGGTGTAACGATTTCAGATCCCTTGGGTAGATTGAGGGCACACATACCTAGTAAAATTGCACTACTTCCAGAATTTACAAAAAGTCCATGTTTTTTACCAAATAAGTCTGCAACACGTTTTTCAAATTCTATGGTACGCTTACCAAAACCTGCGAGCCACCCATCACGGAGGCATTCTTCTACAGCTTTGATTTCTTCCTCACCATAAGATTCGAATTTATTAGGAGCATACCATATCTTCTTCGGCATTTAGTTAAAGATAATTTAATTCTTTAAATCAAATGACGCATGTGTTAATCACTGGGGCTCGGGGTTTTGTTGGAGCGTCTATGATTGAACATTTTCTAGAGCATACAGATTATGTCATGTATTATACTAAAAGACCACCAAAAGATGATGATAGACTAAATAGTATAGTGACCAAGTCACGAGTCTTTGAATGGAATGGTGAAGATATAGATATTATACTACACGCGGCAGGTAATCCAAGTTCTATAGCATGTATTGAAAATCCAATGTGTGCGATAGAAGATAATATATCTGAAACTTTTAAAACTTTAGAAATTGCGAGAAAGTATAAAGTCAAACATTTTATATACTTTAGTTCTGTAGAAGTTTATGGAAAGTCTGGTAAATGTTTTGAAGATGATATATGTAATGCACAAAATATGTATGCAGCAACAAAACATAGTGGGGAGCAAATGTGTAAAGCATATCAATCGAGTTATGGTGTTCCGTGTTCGATAGTGAGATTAAACAATACATTCGGTCATTTCTGTCAAAATGAGAGATTTCCGATGATTGCTATTAGAAAACTATTGAACGGGGAGAAGTTCACAATTTATACACACGATGGTGAAGTAGTTGGTCGAAGATGGACATCTATATATGATGTAGCTGAAATGGTAAGTTTTATACTCGAGCAACCACCGGGTAGAATTTATAACACAACGGGTGACTTTATGACGAATCTACAATTTTTAGAGTGTATAGCCAAAGCTATGGATAAGGATGGGTTTGATTTTGAATTAGTAGAGGAGAATATACGCGGTAGGATAGGTAATCAGGATGCACCACCCGACTTAATTCGTTCTCTTGGTTGGAATTCATCTAAAACCTTTGATGAAAGGATTAAGGAGTTTGTTAGTTCCACCCTAGCTTCTTCTTAGGAGGGACGGGTACAACCATATCCTTTTCAAAGTCGATATAGGGTGTCATATTTTCAAGTGAGTTTCCAAACTCCAATTTAGGATAAATCTTTTGCGTCTCTGGTATGGGAATATCTTGTAAAGTTTTCACACCATAGGCTTCTGCAATCTTTACAAAATCCACTTCATCCCCAAATACATCACTTTTGGAAGTCGCAATGTATTTAGAGTCGAAGTAACTATCTTGAAACTGTTTAATGATACCATAACCACTATTGTTTAGAATAATGATCTCGATGGGTAGGTCATACTTCTTGACAGTTAGGAGTTCTTGGATATTCATCTGAAATCCACCATCACCATCGATACAGTAAACCTTCTTACCGGAGCCAATCGCTGCACCTATGGCACACGGGAGAGCGAAGCCCATTGACGAATTTCCAAAGTTTGTGAAAAGCTTTTGACCGTCCTTGAGTTTGGCAGATTGCATTGTCCATACCAAGTTCCCACCTTGATCGGGAATAATAATACAGTCATCGGGTAGATCATTGAAAAAACCGTCTAGATAATCATAGACGGCTGAGTCGCCTTCACGGGATTTTTCTTGGCTATACTTACGCTTCCATTCGTAAATCTTTTCGAGCCACAAATGGAAATATTCTTCGGTGCCTTCACCCCAACCAGAACCATCATATAGGGGTACACCGAAGATAACACTATCGAAGAAGTTCTTGGCGTCGCTCACTATACCAAGATCAATGGGTACATCCTTTTCGGGCATCTTATTAATTTCGTGAATATCGACGTCTACCATAATTTTCTTTGAATGTACAGAGAACATGGGTCCACTCCCACCAATTTGGCGACTGTCGAGGCGACTTCCAATGGATATAATGAGGTCTGCATTTTGTATAGCGTAGTTTGCAACCCTGTCACCATAAACACCCGGAGATCCTATACGAAGAGGGTGATCGGTACCACATATATCAAATGCACCCCAAGAAACGAGAAACGGTATTTTTGTCTTTTCGGCAAATTCTATAGCCTCTTTCTCTGCCCCCGCAAGCTTTACACCGTGACCAAATATGATAACTGGTCGTTGACTGTTGTGAATATATTCTGATATGTCATATTGTGAGGTGACTCGGCGACTGTGTGTCACGAGGTTAATGTTCACATCTTCAATCGTGGTCATTTGAAGATTCACTGGTAAGTCCATGAGAACTGGTCCATAACGAGGAGTCTTCATTTCAGTTAGTAACTCACTAAGAACACCTTCAAGTTGTCCAAGTTCTGGGACGTGTAGGGACTTCTTCGTAACATCCTCAAACATCTTAGCTACAGGCATCTCCTGAAACCCAGTTTGTCTAGGTTTAGACTCAAAATTGGATAGATCTTCTTTTGTATTCACCTGCCCACTGATGAAAAAGGCAGGGATCGAATCATACCAACATCCACATACACCGTTAAGAAGATTTTGAACACCTGGACCACTTGTGACGACTACACCGGCAGTCTTACCTGAAGCTCTGTAATACCCCTCTGCGGCCATTGCGGCTGACTGTTCATGCTGAAAGCAGTAATATTTAACTTTAGGATTTCTGGCAATTGCGTTTATAAATGGGACGATAGCTCCACCGGTTATTACAAAATACGTATCTATACCATTGAGGTAGAGCGTCTCTATGATGTAATCACAAGTGTTCATATTTATGATATGGAGCTAAAACTTTAATCATATTTCCACGAACTTCCAGACATTCCCAATAATTTCTCAAGTTCTTCTTCTTTCATATTATAACTGTGCTCGTTATCAGGAAACTTTTGTAAATGAACTTCATTTGCATATTCATTTATGGCGTTATGAAACATTTGTTCACCATTTATGTATTGCTTGATAAACTTTGGTTTAAAATCCCAAAATAAACCGAGAATATCATGGACAATGACGAGTTGTCCATCTACACACGAACCAGCTCCAATGCCATAAACGGGTATCTTGAGTTCATTTTTCACAATTTTAGATACTTCTTTGGGAACAGCTTCGAGGAGTAAAAGTGAAGCGCCATTATCTTCAACTTCTCTCGCCTGTGTTACAAGTTTATCAACCTCATCGGCGGTTTTAGCTTGTATCCTATATCCACCCATTCTAGCTTGTGTCTGTGGAGTGAGACCAAGGTGGGACATGACTACAGTACCAGAGTCTACAATCGCTTTAATTCTATCTGGAAAATGACCTTCAAGTTTAACTGCATCCATACCCTCCTGTAAAAATTTACCAGCATTTTCAATTGCTACTTGGTTAGATGGTTGATAAGACATGTATGGCATATCACCAATCAAAAACTGATTTTGGGAACCCTTTTTAACCGATCGACAATGTGTAAGCATCATATCCATAGTAACTTCATTAAGATTCTTAATACCATGAACAGTTGAACCAGCTGTATCTCCAACTATAATAAAGTCAACATTACAGTTATTGATTATTCTAGATGTTGGATAATCATATGACGTTATACCAACACTTCGAACTTTGTTTAGCTTATTTTTGAATAGATTTAGGATGGTTCGTTTCATATTATTTAAACGGGTTGTATAATCTTTAAGTTAAAGATATTTGGATTTTATAATATAATGATAGCCGTAGTGTCTGTACACGATAAAAAGTATGAACCTCTAGCTGAATGGACACTTCACAAGAATAAGAAAGAATATTGTAAAAAACATGGGTATATACTTGAATATGCCGACGACGGTGGTGAAAAGGTTTGTGGTAAGCCTGTTATGCTTCCACCGGCACCCGATACACATATCCCAATTGGATGGGGTAAAATATTTCTTATGAAAGATGTGTTTAGGCGACATCCAGATGTTGAGTGGATTTTTAGTACTGATTGCGATGTTATGATTACGAATATGGACACAAAAATTGAAGATATTATAAAAGAGCATGCGGGTCCAAATACACATGTCATGATTCCAGCTGATTGTAATGGTATCAACTGTGGTAATATGCTTGTAAGGAATTCTCCAATAGGAAAGGCATTCTTAAACACTGTAATTTCGGGTATGCCACTTTATAGAAATTGGTACATGGTAGAGAATCAACTTATACAGGACCTAGCTATAGGTTCTCACTTACGAGAAGATGGTATTAACCCTGGTGGTACATTTTGGGCCGAAGTCATCAAGGTTTTACCACAACGTGTCATTAATTCGTATGATTACACTAAATTACCACGACTAAAAAATAGACCCAACTTCAATGATATTTTGGGAACAGATGGGCAATGGCAAAAAGGTGATTTTCTTATCCAATGGCCAGCCACTGATCTCGAATATAGAATCAATGCTGCCAAAGACCTAAGTGAAAATAAATCTTTGTGAAAACTATGGAAGAACACGCAGAATTGAAGGATGCATATCAGGGTCTAGAAGCCAGGGCTGATGATATCGCATTAAGTCTCCGTGAATTACCAATCGATTACAAACTCGCTGATAAATGTGCCGATATTGAATTCGCTGTTGAAGATATCAAAGAGTGGTATGAGAAGCGAAAAAGGGATTTTGAAGAATACGAATCAGAAAAGAAATTCGTATTAGACAGGATCGAATTAATTGACGCACATCTAAAAAGGTTATATAATGATGTTGAAACTCTCAAATTACGAGAGTTTTCTCATGACCAACACGGAGGGTCGTATTCACGATTACCTCAAATCCGGCGTCCGTAAGATTTTTACAAAATGATACATCTTCAGAGCAGGTCTCACGGAGCCCATCAATCTCTATAAGAGGATAGCTAAAGTATGGATAATTTAACTTTTCAATCACTCCCTTACGACACGCAAAGAATCCCATACCATTATAAGCGACTGGAACGAATTTTGGGGCCTTCTCAAAGTCGTCGATTTGTGCAAATTGAAACGATCCCATTTTCTTATAATAGTCTACGTTCCACTCTTTGACACATGCATAATGTTTGAGATCCTCCATTCTGTAGAGTCCAGAAACAACGGGGTATGTATTAGTATCCTCGATAAGTTCAATAAGTTGTTCAGGTGTAAACCTAATATCAGAATCAATTGTGACCCATACATCGTAATCAATTTTACCATCAAATGGTTTTTGGTCGGCACCCCTACGAACATCTAAACCTAGAGTTTTCATTCTTGAATATGTGACATAACTAGAATACTCATTTGTAATCATTACAGTATAGTTTTTTGATTTTAGTGTCTGCACAGTTTCAAGAAGATTTAACATAAATCCACCGGAGAATGTTCGACCAGGTAGGGCTATAATAACTTTCGTCATTTATCATTTAAGCATTCAGAACTTTAAGTACTTCATTTACTGCTGGATGTCGAACGATGTCTTCTTCGTTCATCTCTACGTGTTTTATATAATCTAGTTCGGTGCATTGCATCTTATATACCAAATTTTCGAGTCCATTAGCTCCTTCTAAATCAGATTGTTCTAAATCACCTGTTACTACTATTTTTGTACCCTCACCCAGACGTGTAAGAAGTAATTTCATTTGATTTGGTGTACTATTTTGCATCTCATCTGCAATGATTAAAGTGTGATTAAATGTTCGACCTCTCATATATCCCAACGGTTCAATACAAATACATCTATCCATCTGATTGTGAGTCATAGACTGTTCAAAAATATCATACATCGGTCTCGTCCATGGTTCCATTTTTTGATCCATATCACCGGGTAAGTATCCCATGTCTTCATCTGCGGCAACAATTGGTCTAGTTAAAACAACTCGTGCTCTAGGATGCTTCAGAATATGTTCAGTCGCAATGTTACATGCGAGCATAGTCTTACCAGTACCTGCAGGTCCTGTCCCTATGATTATAGGTTTACTGGATCTCAAAGCTAACATATATTTACATTGACCAGCTGTTTTAGGGAAGTTCATATATTAATTAAAGATTTTTTCCTTATATAATTTAAATGGACTTCCACTTCATAAAATTAAATTATAACGGTACGTATCTTAGTCTAGTGGATCCTAATTCGAAATCTCGTTTCGTATGTTTTGCTGAAAAGGATATGGCGATGAAGTGTGTAGATTATGCATCAGAATTTAGAGCAAGAAATCGTATATGGCCCTCCTTGGATATGTCTTCAGAAAATAGAAAATTAGAATTAAATGAAGAGGTACAATTTCCATACGGTTCTCCTCGAATTATAAAACGTTCATTGGATATTGAAACATTTGATTTCACTACTTTAGATAAAATAGCATGTAGAACAAACGTCTCATTTTACTGTATAATAGCTTTTGACGTGATTTTTCGTAATGATAGTGAAAGTATAAAAATGTCTGGACAGGAGATGGATGGTGTCGCTAACCCAGAAGATTTTGGTGAGTGGATGGATTTTAGCTTAAAAATAAAGTGACTTGTATTATAAAATGTGTGGGATCTTTGCACTTTTTGGTGAAGAAGTGGAGGCTGGATACCACCTTCTTCATCATCGTGGTCCTGATGATTATAGTACCCGAACACTTGGAAAATGTCGTATGGATTTTTATAGACTCGCAATCAATGATCTCACACCCACAGGTATGCAACCTTTTAAGAGTGATAAATCTATGTTGATATGTAATGGTGAAATCTATAATCATAAGAAATTTAGAACTGGATTTGAAAAGGGTACTAGTGATTGTGAAGTTTTAATACCAATGATCGAATATTTCGGTGTCTTGGAAACTCTTGATGCGATAACTGGTGATTTTGCATTCGTTTATAGTGATGGTAAAAAAGTTATTGCTGCGAGAGATCCAGTCGGTGTAAGACCGTTATTTTATACTCGATATGCAGAGAACTCTATTGCGTTTGCTAGTGAGGTAAAGGCTCTACTTTTCCTAAATTCTGATATTCATATTTTCCCACCTGGTCACATCTACGATTCTTATCTTGATGACTTTGTCTGCTATCATAGTGGATATTGGCGAGTTAATAAATATGTAAATGACTGCACCCCAAGTGAGATGCGTCAAACATTCGAACGTTCAGTACATGAACGCCTTGCAACAACAGAACGAGATATCGGTTTTCTTCTTTCGGGTGGTCTTGACAGTAGTCTCATAGCTTCTATTGCAACTAGGAAATTGGGTAAAATTAAAACGTTCTCAATTGGGTTGGATGGAAGTCCTGATCTTGAAGCTGCTAGAAAAGTCGCCAAGTATTTAAATACAGAACACACAGAAGTTAAATTTACAGTGGGTGAAGGTATTTCTCACATAAATGATGTCATTCATTCACTCGAATCTTATGATACAACAACTGTGCGCGCAAGTACGCCTATGTGGCTTCTGTGTAAATACATTAAACAGAAAACGAATTGTCGGTATATTTTTTCGGGTGAAGGAAGTGATGAAATTTTAGGTGGATATCTATATTTTCATAGTGCACCAGGTGTTGAGGAGTTTGCATCGGAAAATATGAGACGTCTTCGACTTATTCATCAATTTGATGGGCTACGTGCGGATAGATGTGCTGGTGCCCATGGTTTAGATCTTATTGTACCATTTTTGGATAAGACGTTTATTGATTATTGTATGAGAATCAACCAAAATGGAAAAATTGATAAAATCGAAAAACGCATACTTCGCGAAGCCTTTGAAGGGTATTTACCACATGACATCCTATGGAGACAAAAGGATGGTATGAGTGATGCAGTTGGTACAAATTGGGTTGACGAAATTAAGAAATACGCAGAAGGAGAAATTGATGATGCAACGTTCAGTGAAATACGCATGAAATCAAATTATCACAATGTACCACTAACTAAGGAGGAAGCACTCTATCGTCAAGTATTTTGGCGAATGTATGGACGTGAGAACGATCATCTCATCTCAGAAATATGGAGGCCTAAATGGACCAAAGTGACAGATCCCAGTGCGCGTCTACTTATAGAAAAGAATCGTAAGTAATATAAATGGCTGCAGAATTTGTAAAACCATTTGACTGTAAAAATGAAGCACACGTCATGTGGTTTAAAAGCCTCGGTGAAACTATGGTTAAATCACTGAACGGTGACAAAAAGATCAATATGGCTGCTGCTATTGACGAAAATCCTCTACCAGGTAAACCACGTGTAAAGAATGTTATGGATTTTCCTTACGTACATTTTCAGCTAGCAATGAAGTATTCAACTGCAGTATTAAACGGGGATGCTTTCATCCCTAATACAAAATGAGTTATATTCATCTAATGTAAAGTCTTGTGGTTCTGAATTTTCATCCATACGTACGAGTAATATCTTTCCGTGTACTTCTTCTACATCGAATGGTGGGGGTAAAATATTTTCATTCTTAGTTTTACCATCCTCCGGTTTCATAATCACGACATCTATATCAGGCCATTGTCCTATAAAAGTTTGTCGTCCACATAAAAGTTTAAAAATTTCATTCTTACTTGGGGTAATATCTAGGTCTATTTCTTGAACATGACCTATATTCTCACAAATAAGAATTGCTTTAGTCATCTAGGATACTCTCATAAAAAAATGTCAGTAAACTATAAAATGAATGCGACTAATCGCACAGCTATACGATATATTGTAGTTCTCTTTGTAGCTATATGTATTCTCGGTTTTCTTAACCGTAGGGAGGAGTACGTCGCCGATGGCTCCGGACGTTTAGATTATCACTACGTTACTAAAGAATACGACACAAACCCCACTCGTCGCGTTGGTGGATTCTTTGATACTTGTTCGCCTGAAAATATGGAGGATTGTCAGCGCAATAATCCTTACGAAGGTCTTCCATTGCCCTAAGTGGTTTAAAAACAGTGTAAATATATAGAATAAGAACAATGAACTCAACACGTGAGTTTGTTATTGGTAAATTATCTACCCTTCTCGACATCACAAAAGATGATAAGATATGTACAGATCTCGAGAAGTGTATACTGAATCATTCACATGATAGATGTCATAGTCAACCTGCATGGGATAATCCCCACTTTACTAGTATTTATAAGCATAAGTTTTTGTCTATTCAAAAGTGTTTAATAAATTCGGAAGAACTAAAGGAAAAAATTAAATCAAAGGTGATAAGTGTTATAGATCTAATGGATATGAGACCTGAACAATTGTGGTCAGACGGTCCATACGCCAAATTACAAGAGGAAAGAATTCATAGGGATTTAAGAAAGCAATATCTCGCTAAAGAAGCGAAAGATAGTTTGGTGGGTTTTTTTACATGTGGGAGATGCAAATCTAAGAAAACCACGTATTATCAACTTCAAACACGTTCGGCGGATGAACCTATGACAACGTTTGTAAGTTGTCTCAACTGTGAAAAAAATTGGAAATGTTGAGTACGTGTTGGGAGTCTGTAAGATCTGTTGGCATATCACCAACTGATAAAACGAAATTATAGGGTAATTGTTGTTTCATAATACCTTTATTTAATGGACTAGTAAACCCTATATAATCGTATGGAATACCATATTCGTATAATTGTTTCATAGTTCGTTCAATGATATGATCTAAAGGTGGGCGAGCTGTGATGATAATAATTTTGTAAGTCATACCACGTGCTTCATGTAAAAGTTCTATTATTGGTTTATTAGGCTCCCCATCTGTGAAAATAAGAGTATCATCTATATCAAACATAACCGCGTCATTTGGTGCAATTTCTCTGTTTGATATGTAATGTATACCCCAGCTCTTTAGACTATCCATTAATGTTATTAAAGATTTAAAATTTAAACATAACAGACATGATTGTTGACGTCAGATGTGATGATGATACGACACAAATAGCTCGTATTGTTCAAGAAAGCGAACACAATTATGCTGTTAATTTTCTAGAAAGAGTTCATTCAAGTGTATTTAATTTTAGCCAAAATGTTGAATCTGTGAGCAAAGAGTCTGTTTCTGGTTTTTATGATGTAGAAAATTTAGAAAAGACCGGTCTTTATGTACACACTCAACGAGGATATGAGATTATTGATGATAGTGAGGATGAAGATTTTACATGTAGTGGAAGTGAAACTGACGAGAGTGAGGATGATGTATCACTCGTTGATGAAGATGAAACCTAAGTCGTCAACTAAATATCTGTTCTAATAACAATTATGGACTACAAAGAACCCAAAAAGCGTGTAACCAAAAATGACAAGAAAAATAAACATCAAGTTTATTCTCAAAAGCACGTGAGAAACTTACTTAAACAAATGGAGGCTACTAAGGATAAGAGAAACGATGGCTCCGTATCAACCCCCAAATGCTCACTACTCCCAAATGGACGTGTCTGATTACACAGAGGATCAGATTTTTTCATTCATCGGTAAAACTGGTAAGAAGTTTTATTGGCTTACGAAGAAACTTGGACTTGATTACCTTTGGTATGATAAGGACCGTAAAGTCATTGAAATTTGGGGACCACTCTACACGCATATGAATCAACAGTCCGCACATGTAATTAGATGTGAGATCGATTTCTTTCTAACACCTAAGTTAGAGGATAACATCTCCAAAAAACAAGATGAGCATGTACAAACGACCGTCTCTGCGTGTTAAAGTTCAGACTTCTCACATTCGTGGAAGTATACCTGATGATACGTTTATTGGTCGTATTACTAAACACAACCCCGTAATACAATACAATTTTGTGAAAGAACCGGTATATCACCAAGATGATTATTTGAAATTACTGGAAGCGAATTATAAAAAAATGGGTCTTCCTTACGTAGATCCACAATTACCTATAGTACAACCGAGGGTATACCCAGAACCACCGAAAGAACCAGAACTTACATTTGGTGATCGTGTTCAGGTAAATCTTCGGGTGTTGAAGAGTGGTATTGTGAGAGTGAAAATTAACTCTGCTATTGCAGAATTATACGATAAATACTACAAACACGCTAAAAGACCACCGTTTAAAATGGTTCTACAAGCATACAAATCACATGGATTTAGTAAAGAATTTTTACAGAGGATTGAAAAAAACAATGAAAAGCGGAAACGGGAAGCTCTTCGGATTGAAAAGATATTTACGAAGATATTTGACAAAGAACCAATCAAAAAAGTAAAAAAGACGAAAAAGAAAGAAGAAGAACCAGAATTGAACGAAGATGTCGTCGAACCAATCGAAGACGAGGACCAGCCTCCAAAGTCTGATGAACCCGAAGAGGAGGAAACTTTAGATGTTGAACCAGATGAAGAAGATGAAGAAGAAGTGGAGGAGGAGTATGTCTCTGATGGAGAATAAAGTGCACCTAAGTTAGCTTTATTGTTTAAATAAAATACACTTTATGAATATATTTTTTTTATCACTAATACCAATCGAAATTGCTCATTGGTCATGTGATCAACACGTCGTTAAAATCCAATTGGAAATATGTCAAATGCTTTACACTGCTTGGCACTTTTCCAATGAGGAACATATTATCCGTGAATGTGCACCATTTATGAAGGATGGTGAAACTAGAGGATACAAACCAGCACACAAGAAACACCCCATGACCATGTGGATTGCATCAAGTCATGAAAATTACTTGTACGCATGTAGAATAGGTATTGCTCTAACTTTGGAGTATACACGTCGTTATGGAAAGGTTCACACATGTGCGAGACACCTCATGTGGTTGTACGATAACAAACCTTCACATTTTGAAGAAAGGCGGAGTGAGACGGCTTATTATTCTCAAGAAGGCATCCCAGAATGTATGCCAGAACAATACAGGAGACCAAGTATAACTGATTCGTATCGGTTATATTATATGATGGATAAGATGAGTTTTGCGAGATATAAAATCTTAGAACCTAATAAATGATTGTAGCAACAACTTTATTCGATCATCCCCATATTAAGGGTATTATAGAGTTTGAAGAAAAAGGTGCTAAAGTTGTAATTAAAGGAAATCTAAAATCTACCAAGTACAAAAATAGTTCACATGGAATCCATATACATGAAGCCGGTGATTTAAGTGACAAATGTATGGGTGCGTGTGCACATTTCAACCCTTATAATAAACAGCACGGTGGACCCACCTCAAAAGATAGACATGTAGGTGATTTAGGTAATATTCATTTTGACGCAAAGGGTGTTTCTAAATTTAGAATGGAAGATGGTTTGGTCAAATTACGAGGAACCAAAGCCAATGTTATTGGGAGGTCGGTAGTTATTCATGAAGATATGGATGACTTAGGAATGGGTGGTCACAATGACAGTTTAACAACTGGACACGCGGGTAAGAGGATAACGTGTGCAGTTATTGGTTATTCGAAGCGAATGTTTTAAAAAAGGTTAAATCCCCTCATTTTACCCTTGTATAAATAGACAGCCTCGGGTCTTTCTTCTGGTTTTTCATAACCCAAATCTTCTAAAAACTTAGCCACTGGATTATTATCAAAATCGTGAATCTCTATGAGAATTGTGGGCATGTGCTTTTTTATCGTTTCTTTAGCACCCTCCAACACCTGCAATTCGTGTAGTTCTACATCTATTTTAATGATAGATGGTGTACCAGTATATACATCATCAAGTCGTTCACATGAGACGAGAATACCTGCACCTTTCATATCTTCCTCTGTGTGAAAACTTGTTCCCCCGTAGTTAATTTGTGTATTTGATTGACATCCACGGTTTGGTATGAACATCTCCATATTTTTCTTTTCATTTGAGAGGGCGCATCGATACACATTTATAGGATGTTTTAGAGCATTATTTTGTGCATTTTTGATAACTATTTCATGAAACATTGGTTCAAATGACACAACTGGCCCATAATCAGAAAACATTAGGGAGTTGTAGCCAATGTTCGCACCAATATCTAAAATGTCTGTACCCTCTTTGTAATACGTAGGGATGTCATTTCTCATCCAACCATCCCATTCATTTCCAATAGCTATATTTGGTCCAATATATTCGTCATCTTTTATTATAAAAACGTTATATTTACCGTTATTAACTAGAGTTAGATCTAAACTCATACTATTTAAGAATATAAACACATCTTTAAATAAGAATGACATGTCCACACGGTCTAAACTTGATTCGTTGTACTGTGTGTAATGGTGGCCCTATATGTATTCATGGAGATTTGAGAGAGTTGTGTGATACATGTGGATATTTCGAGATATGTGAACACAATAGACGAAAACTACGTTGCCACGTATGCCGAAAAAGTGGGTTAAAACAATCCCCACTTTACTATAAAGTATGTTCAGCATTGGAAAAGGTATCGCGACACGCTTTACCGCACCGACTGTCAAAGTTGATACCAAAGAACGAAAGGTGGAATACCACCCAAGAACATATACACAATTTATCCAAGGGATCAAGAACCGTGAACTCCCTTCCGTAATCATACGACCTAACAAGAACATAGCAGTGTTTCAGGAAGAGAATGGGGATTATGGTGATGTTTCAATCCCACAGAATGAGCAGTTGTGGCAGACACTAATGGAAAGTGAGACTGAAGTTCTCATAGATAATACTCAACCGGTGTCCCTTATCGAGAATGTTGTCATGTTCTTTTTTATTGCTTACATATTTACCCTTGGTCGTACCCTATTCACCCCTAGAGGTGAAGGTGGTATGGGGATGCCAAATCCTTTCATGAAGTCTGCCGAATTTAATATGGAAAATGAGGTTACTACACGTTTCAAGGATGTTGAGGGTATCGACTCAGCTAAGGATGAGCTCGAGGAGATTGTTGACTTTCTCAAAAACCCCGAAAAGTACTATGGAAGTGGTGCCCGAATCCCACGTGGCGCCCTCCTCGCTGGTGCCCCGGGTACTGGTAAGACCCTTCTAGCTCGTGCTATCGCGGGTGAATCGAGTGTACCGTTTGTACAGTGCTCTGCCGCGAGTTTCATCGAGATGTTCGTCGGTGTTGGCGCTAAGCGCGTCCGGGAACTCTTTGAGCAAGCGCGTGAAAATCAACCATGTATCATCTTCATTGATGAGATCGATGCGGTAGGAAAGAAGCGTGGTGGAACTACCACACCTGGTAATGATGAGCGTGAGCAGACAATTAACCAGCTTCTCACTGAGATGGATGGTTTTGACAACGAGACTGGTATCGTGGTGATTGCTGCTACAAATAGGATTGATATCCTAGATGATGCACTGCTCCGCCCCGGTCGGTTCGACCGTAAGATTCAGGTGTCCCTTCCAAGTGTTAAGGGTCGCCTCAAGATTCTTGGGGTTCATGCTCGGGGTAAGAAGTTTGCACCCGATGTACGCCTCAAGAATATCGCTAAGCAGACGACTGGTTTCTCTGGTGCTGACCTGGCAAATCTGTTAAATGAGTGTGCTATTAGGGCTGTGAAGGATGGTGACGGTACCATTACAAATGATATTGCCGAGAATGTCTACCAACGCATAGTCGTTGGGGCTAAGGGTGATGTGAAGTATTCTTTTCGTAAGAAGGAGCTTGTGGCGTACCATGAGGCTGGACACGCTATCGTCGGTGTTCTCGTACCAGACTATGACAAAGTTCGTAAGGTTTCTATCATGCCCCGAGGTGCTGCGGGTGGTGTGACCTTCTTCCAACCCTCCGAGGATAACGCGGACAGTCCATTCTATACGAAAGAGTATCTACTCGCACAAATCCTCGTTGCCCTAGGTGGTCGTGCGGCTGAAGAGGTTATCTACGGAGCCAATCGTGTCACGACTGGTGCGAGTTCCGATTATGCGAGGGTCTACGAGATTGCTCGTGAAATGGTAACAACCTATGGCTTTGGTAAGAATAAGTATGATTACCGTAACCTGTCTCCTGCGGCTTCTATTAAAGTGGATAACGAGATTGAAACCATCGTGACACAGTGTTATAGGTATGCGCTCCAGATGTTGAAGGATAACAAGGACAAGTTGGAAGAACTCAAGGATTTACTCATCGAGGAGGAGATCGTCGATGGGGAAGTCGTGTATGATATGCTTGGACAGGGTCGTTGTAATTCGTTTGACTGTTCAGTTAGTTTCGATTAACATATGTTTTAAATTTGTCGTACGCATTGCTAAAAACCTGAAAAGCCTGTGTATTACCACCTCTATTTGGATGAAGTTTGGGTGCGGTAGTATAATAAATCTTCTTACCCATCTTTTTCTTTTGGTTTCTGGTCATGGTACTGGATTTGATGTTTGACCATTTTTTATTTACAATCCGAACCAGAGCATTTGCTTGAGCCTTTTTGGCTTTCTTGGCTTTCTCAGCGTTCTCAGCAGCCTTCTCAGCTTTCTTGGCATTCTCAGCGGCCTTCTTGGCTTTCTCAGCGTTCTCAGCAGCCTTCTTGGCTTTCTCAGCTTTCTTGGCATTCTCAGCAGCCTTCTTGGCTTTCTCAGCGTTCTCAGCAGCCTTCTTGGCGTTCTCAGCAGCCTTCTTGGCGTTCTCAGCAGCTTTCTTGGCAGCAGCAATATTACGATTCGACTTTTCTCGTTTGGCTCTAGCTGCAGCCTTCGCTGCCGTAGCTTCGGCTTTAGACCTGTTAACAGCCTCCCGTCGAGCATTCTCCTCAGCCCGTTTAGCGGCATTCTTAATAGCCGTCTCTCGGGCTTTCTCCTCAGCCTTCTTAGCAGCAGCCTTCTTAACTGCATTCTTAATAGCCCTCTCTCGGGCTTTCTCCTCAGCCTTGATTTTTGCTTCAAGATTTGCCATCCGTGCGTGAAATTCAGCTCTGGCTCTTAACTGTCTCATCGTATTGGGTCTCACCAAATTTGGTGCATTTGTCATCTCCACATTTGGTACAAAATCCAAATTTGGCGCTTGAGTCATGATGACATTACCACTATTGTTTAGGTTTACCATAATACTATGTACTGACAAAAAAATTAGACCACTCTAGAAAATAGGTAATTACGACACGTGTACTTATCATATGAACCCATCTTTCTATTTTTAAAAATCATTTTTCCCTCCATTTCCAAGGTGACGAGTACATTTTTACTTGGAAGTAGATACACACAGTGATCGATATATTCATCAGTCATGGGTCCCAGTAATATTTCTTGAATTTCTTGATTCTCTTGATTCTCAAATTGACCCTCGATACCAGCACCACTCGGTAACAGTATTTTACACGTCGACATGAAGCATTTACAACTTGGAATCTTCTTAATCGTGAATTTCACGTGATGGTCGGTCTTATTGACTAACACTATGTTGCGTTTGAGACCACACAATTTATGAATCCAACGCCCAGGTAAATACGTGGGACGTCTTTTTCGTTCATTCATAGACTTGGTTTCCAGTAGATGCACAGGTAGAGGAGGGAGCTCAGGCTTTGGGGGAAGTTTGGGCTCTGGCTCTGGCTTCGGTTCTGGTTTGAAAAACATATCAAGTACGAACCCAGTCATTTAAAGTAATATCACAAATTATTTCTCAGGTGATAGTAGATATGCCCCCCAAGCGGTATCGCGAAGGTAGCCCAAATACGGTATTACGTTCAATGTCTAGTGAAGAATCTGGAAACAGTATGAATATTAATTTATCTCAAAATACATTAAATTCTAGAAATAATGGGTATGGTGGGTTCTCGAATAACGAGAACGGGAATTTAGAACGCACAGCGAAAAGGCGAAAAAATATTTCCCAACCCCGACCCCCACTTGTAACGGCGGCGCAGGCGGCCGGAAGTAAGCAGAAGGCAAATTATGAAAAATTACGAATCAAGCGAAATTCGTTACCTCGTGGACTTTATAATATTTTTTCCAATGCCAGATTACAAAATGCGGTTAATCAAGGGAGGTATCAAAACATGAACACTCAAATTAAGTCTAAAATCAAACTTGCGAATAATCATGAAAGGCGAATAAAAAATCAACTTAACAAAATTCCTAACGGAATTTTCAGAAGAAACACCACATTTAAAATAAATAACGTTATAGGTAATAACAGTAAAACTAATGCTTTATTACAACAAATTAACACGGAACAAAAGAAAATAAACGCTAACGCTAAGGCTAAGGCTGCTGAGAACGCCAAGAAGGCTGCTGCCAATAAAGCTGCTGAGAACGCCAAGAAGGCTGCTGCCAATAAAGCTGCTGAGAACGCCAAGAAGGCTGCTGCCAATAAAGCTGCTGAGAACGCCAAGAAGGCTGTGAGAAATAGGGTTGCACCAGTGAATTTAAGAGCAAAAAAAAAGGCTGCCGCTGCTGCACAAGCCACTGAAAATGCTAAGGCTAAGGCTCAAAATACAATTAATAAGGCCATCACTAATAAACGTCAAAGAAATGCTAACGAATTGAATATGTTGCGGAAGTCTAAGGCTGCTGCTAATAAGGCTGCTGCGAACGCTAGAGCTACCACTCCAGCTAATAGCGTTAGAAATTCAATCACAAATATTGGAAATGGAGGTAATTCTATAAATAATAACGCATCTTCACCTGTAATTATTGCAGCAAACGGAAACGGTAAAACAAAGAAAAATGCGATATTACTCGAAATAATTAAGATGTCTCGTCGCACTATTAATATGGCTAATAACAATCGAAATGGTTTCTTGAAATTAATGCCGACGGTAAATAATGCTAACTCTATACTTGAGTATCATACTTATACCTGGGCACTTTTATATGATCTTATCTCTACGATAGACGGTACAAAATTTGCAGCATTACAAATTACCCCTAAAACCTTAAAAGACATTCACAAGAAATTGATGGTAAAAAATACTTACACTACAGGGAGATCTACCGGTGGGATGGGAAACCGCCAAGAGCGAGTATTTAATTTTACCGACGAAGAAGTGGTCGAATTTTTATTTTTAATCTGGTTAGACGGAAACCATGACAAGTATATCAACGAGTCATTTAAAGACTGGTTAGATGATAAAAATTCAAACGCGGTCTATTTTACAAATAGACATCGCGAATTAGCGAAAGATTTTGTAAACGAATTTCCCGACCCCAGAAAGTACATAAATAACGTACCAAAGTTTTCTAAAACAAACGCAAAGAAAGAACGTGAAGAGTTTATAACTCAAGCGTTGAGAAATGTTAAGGGGTATGAGACGATTCGTAAAATATGTATAGAAACAAAATCTGCGTGGTTTTTTATACACAGCTACAATGGCGACCCTTCTCGGGCGCACACGGTGAAAAAACCATTACAGACATCTGTAAAAATGGGATTCGGAACATATTCTTCGGGAAACCCGGCAAAAACATCATTGGCTGATAACTTCGAATCTATTTTGAAAATGGGAATAGAAAAAATACTTGACATAAAACAATCAGACTACATCTATACGGGTACTTGGGAGATAAACAAATTAAAACAGGGAAACATGATACATGAGGTCTCTCTCGATCAAGAATCGGGTGATAAGATTCTTAGTAAAACTATAACTAATACCCCAAAATTTAGACCTTACATTACAACGGCCAGTTTGATAGACCCCGGGAAACATATGTTAAGTTCTGGTGCTGGAAGTAGTGACAGGCTATTACTATTGAACGCCATGAAAACAAATAATATGAACTTTTTAGATAACTTACAGTGTCATTACCACGTAGGCCCCGTAAAGTTTGTTATACGTAATGGGAGTTTAAATTTTTTAAAGGTAGACTTATCTATAAGGAAGGGGGGTCCACCTACAAATAAACCAGGAAAGATGCCGACATTAGATTTTTTTCAGTTGAAAATTAATGAAACTAATCGACAATCTGGTGAGATAATACAAGGTGGAAAAAAGAAAAATGCC